ATGCCTGACACTAAAGCCAAAAAACTGTCTTATGACGAGTTATTCAATTCGACCACGATGTTTTATATCAATGGAAGTTGTGAGGAGTCTATAAGAAAAATGATTGATGCTCAGACTGCCGATATCCTTGTGGGCTTAAAAACTATAACCAGCAAGGAAACACTCAAACAATATATAATTGGCAACAAAGATTCGTTGGAGCGACTTACTTCCGTTGCAGAAATATCAGAGGAAAGATTTAAACGAATGGTATCAATGATAAGAAAAGACCGTGGGTTTGTCTTTGCTACCGAATGGGGGCTTAGCAAGATTCGCTCGGCAATGATGGAAAGTCCTGCAATGATGGAAAGCGTTTTGAATCTTATCTGGAACGGAAAACATGACCCCAAGATGCAAGCGTGTATCCCTCCATTCTATTTAGAAAATATGTCTATGGATGAAAGTACACTTGCAAAAATTCAGGATGAGCGTAGTGTCCGCCAACTAGTAAAACGTGGTTTGGAGGGTACTTACAGCAACATGATTGGTGATGCTATTCTTGCAGATATCGAAAAAGAACTGAAACGGGTCTGCGCCAAACATGGGCTTGAATATCAGAAAAATGTACGAGTCCCCATACTTGACCGAGCAGTAAGCTTTGTTTTGGAGTCTCCTGCCAAACCGAAACTCATACTTGATGTTTCCTATAGTGTAACAACATCGAGTAGTCAAGGAAGCAAGAAAGAGGCTGCAAGGAAAACGGAAGCCGTTATTAAAGCCGAAAGGAATGTGGGAAACAACATTCTCTTCGTAAACTTCTTAGATGGGGCTGGTTGGATTGGCAGACAAGCGGATTTAAGAGAAATCCATAGGTGCTCTGATTATGTCCTTAACTTTCAGAACATGGGTCTTCTGGAAGATATCATCGATGCACACATTGACGAATTATAACTACGGAGGTTAGAATATGAACGCTACTGAAAGAAAAGCAAAACTGAAGGAATTTACCAATCATCCGGAAAAAGCTTGCCGGACTGGTATTCCTATCACATATCACGGCAGTATCATTACTCTTGACGCTTATGAAATTCCTCTCGAGTATTTGGTTTATAATCCGTACAATGGAAGGATAGGAAGCGTTGTTAAGTCTTATGAACGGCAGAACCACCAGCTGAATCCAGAAGACCCTGACGATAAGCACATTATCGAGCAGTTCTTGTGGGATTCTAAGCCGGAAGCAAATAAGAAAACTAAGGAGCGTCTTCTGAAAGAGCATCAGCAAAGGCACGGAATCGTGACTGCGGATGGTATGATAATTGACGGCAACCGCCGTGCGAGTTTGTTGAACAACATAATGGCTGATGAAAGTATTCCGTTTAATGAAAAAGGGCACTGTAAGTATTTCATTGCAATTATCCTTCCCGAAGGTGCGGATAAGAAAGAAATTCTTGCACTGGAAACTACTTACCAGATGGGTGAGGACGCAAAGGTTGATTATAATCCTATCGAAAAATATCTGAAGTGCAAAGACTTGAAGGATGCTGGTTTTACTGATGATGATATCGCTGGAATGACGGACTATACACCTGGAGAAGTCCGCACAATGCTTTCGGCGCTTCGGCTGATGGACGAGTATCTGGACGAATATGGGTATTCAGGTATGTACACTCAGTTGGATAAGAGCGAGGACTCATTCCTCAAATTGGATTCTGCACTTAAGAAATACAAGGCAGGCGTTGCCTCAATGTGGGCGTATGATCCCGAGGCGGATGTTGCTGATTTAAAGTTGATTGCGTTCGACTATATACGTGCCAATTTTGAGCAGACACTTTTTCGAGATATTATTTCGGTGCCATCTGCAAAGAAACCCGCTGCTAGCTTCTTTTCAAAGCAGGAAGTTTGGGAGCAATTCCGCGACCAGCATTTCGCCACTACTAATTCCATTCAGGAAGAGTCCGTTGAGGATATTATGGCCAAGAATCCGCCAGATCTAGGTCGTGCCTTAAAAGCAAGAGACCAGCAGTGGAAACAGAAGGTGGAAGAGCCCTTTGATGACAACTATATCCAGAGTATGGATATTCTTAACAACCACGCTAATGCTGCAAAGCCCCTGCAGCAGCTTATTAAAGCGTGTCAAGCTCTTGAGGTTGTAGATGTGAATCAGCCGAGTTTCTTGAACGATAGCAATGTACGCGGTTGTGTGACATCCTTGGATGAGTATGTGTCGAAATTCAAGGAAATACTTGGTTTATAAAGGAAGTTGAGTGAATGAAGAAACTGTGTCTTGAGTCAAATGAAAACGGCAGTTCTCTGATTATCACCGGGGACATAGAGTTCATTTTTAGCAACAGACGTGCAGCACGGTACTTGAAAGACACGGTAAAGTTTGCTAAAAACGACAACTATATTGTTATCGAAACCGATGATGGGATCAATAAAAGCATTGATCGGATCAAGAAACTCTGCGAGTATATAGATGCTGAGCTTGTGTATTCGGACAGAGTCTCGGAGGCTGTTACAAATTATGCTCTTGAGGAAGAAAAATTCGTAGGATTTGCTGAGAAGGCTCGTCTCATAAGAGATAATGAATGTGACAAGGCGGACTTCAAACAGTTTGTTGATTCTGTTAGTTCAAATTTGCCTAACAGAAGTTTATACGAACTACAGCTACTTTCTGCCTATCATCTTGCTTTTTCACAGAATGCATGTAATTTTTCTGTACCTGGTGCGGGAAAAACCAGCGTTGTATATGGAGCGTTTGCCTATCTTTCTAATCTGTCGCAGGATGACAAGAAATATGTGGATCGGTTGCTAATCATTTCTCCACTTAGTGCTTTCGGTCCCTGGGAACTTGAATATGAAGAGTGTTTTGGGGAAAAGCCATCTACCAAAAGGCTGAATGGGAAAGTCTCTATTGAAGAGAAAAAACAGTATCTATATTCGATGAATCCAGCGAGGATTACATTGCTTTCTTATGCATCCGTGCCATCACTAAAAGAAGAATTGATTTATTTTCTTAGGAACAACAAAGTGATGGTTGTATTGGATGAAGCACACAAGATTAAGAATACAAGCGGTGGAGTGACTGCGACTGGAGTATTGGAAATTGCTGCATATTGTTCTTCGCGAGTTGTATTGACTGGAACACCGGCGCCAAATGGATACGAGGATCTGTACAACCTTTATAAATTCATTTGGCCAACCAAAAAAATAATACCTTTTGAGGTGTATCAGCTGAAAGATATGAGCAAGACGGAAAATGATCCTAGGGTGGATACCTTGCTACAGGCAATTGAACCTTTTTTTGTCCGCGTTAAGAAGAGCGATTTGGGAATACCACCAGCTATAGAACATGAACCGATAGTAGTTCCGATGGGAGAAATGCAACGCAGAATATACGATGTGATTGAAAAGAAGTATATGGACGATATCGTTTCTAGTAAGGATGATTGGTTCAGGCAGGATTTGGTAAAAGCTCGATTGTTGCGAATGATGCAGGCAGCGACAAATCCTAATCTTTTAAGAGTTCCACTTAAGAGCTTTGCCTCGTTTGAAGGTTTCGACTCAGAAGCCGTATCAGAGGATGCCTCTTTGGTTACAGATGTCTTGCAGTATGCTAACTTGGAGACACCCGCAAAATTTGTGAAGGCTCGTGAACTTATAGAAGATATAATTTCTAGTGGTGGGAAAGCTGTCGTATGGGCAATCTATGTCAAAAACATTCTTGACTTTGAGCAATACCTGAATTCCTGCGGTATTCCATGCAAAACATTATATGGTGCAACACCTGTTTCCACTGGTGATGAGAATGAGGATGAAGTCGAAACTAGAGAGAAAATCATAGCTGAGTTCCATAAACCAGATTCTTCTTTCAATGTAATCATTGCTAATCCGTTTGCGGTTTCTGAATCAATCTCTCTTCACAAGGCTTGTCATAACGCAATTTATATGGAGAGAAGTTTTAATGCGGCGCATTTTATACAGTCGAAAGACCGTATTCATAGATACGGGTTAAATCCGGGAACAGTGACGAACTATTATTATCTGCTATCAGAAGGGTCTATCGATGAGGTAATCCATAATAGATTAATTGAGAAGGAGACGAGGCTTCGAGACATCATTGAAAGTATGCCAATCCCGCTATTTGAAAATGTCGGACTGGAAACAGGCGATGATGACATCAAGGCTTTAATTGCGGAATATGTTAACAGAACTAAAAAGATGTAATTCCATCGGCAATGTTGATGGTATTCTGTTCCTTGTTTCGATTATGGCCGGAAAGGAAAAAATTAGCAGAGGCGAGATAAGGAATAGGTGTTCGCTAGAAAATAACATTATAGTTAATTGCCCTGGTGCATTGGCATTTTTCGAGTATCTGAGGTTGGTAGATACAACCTCAGATACGGTTATGCCTTTATCCGCACTAAATAATATTGCTGCGAAAAGTGGTTCTGAAGTGATGGAACAACTTGCGACATTGAGTATTAACAGACTTGTCGAAGAAGGAATATTTGACAAGGATGCTACAGGATTTGATGCTGATAAAGGGCATCTAACAATTAAGCGTTCTGCTTTCCCGTTGGCCTATGCGGCTATCCGTAATTTCCTTACCATGGCTGGTGCACTTGACAAGGAGGAGAACGGAGAAATATGTGTTGCAGCTGAATATGAATCTGACTGGACGCATCAATTACGCAATCGAAGGAAGAAATTTTCACTGGAACAACTATTAAAGCAGCAAGCAGACCAAAGTAAACGTGGACTTGAAGCGGAGGAGTTTGTGCTGGAGCTTGAAAGAAAAAGGCTTCCTGAAATGGCACGAAAGATTAAGAGAATTTCTGATTTTGATGTTTCAGCAGGATATGACATAGTTTCATTTGAAGGCAATGGTGCAGAACATTATGATCGGTTCATTGAGGTAAAATGTTATATTGGTTTACCGCATTTTTTCTGGTCAGAAAACGAGTTAGATGTTGCAAAAATCAAAGCGAATCAGTATATTCTGTGCTTGGTTGATTACACGAGGATTGGAGAACCGGGGTATCAACCAACATTTATCAAAAATCCATATGAAGCCGTCTTTGACGGAGACGAATGGTTAGTAAATGCATCTTCATATAGAGTGCAAAAAATATAGAGACGGTCACAACACGGGCGACCGTCTCCCCGGATATATTTAGTTTGAATACATATCTGCCAACCGTTCCGAAATGGATTTTATTACTGGGATACATACTGTGTTCCCGAGAAGGTCAAAAGCTTCGCTTTCTTTGAGAAAAGATAGATCGTAGTCTTCGGGAAATCCAAATAGTCTTTGACATTCCCTAATTGAAAGCTTTCGTATACCATTGCCATCAACAACTCCCAAATGTGAAATGTCCATGGCTACGAGGGTCGGTGCCAGTTCTGCGGGATCAAGTATTTTTGTAAACTCGAAGGATAACTTGCCCGCGACTATATTATATCCTTTCGGTTTCGTTTCATCTGGAACACGTCTGCCATTTTCCTTTTTGCGAGGATATTCTAATGTAAGGTAACCCATATCAACGAGGTTATCCAGGAATGCTTTTAAATTATCATGATGAAAGAATGTTGAAATCTGTTCTTCGGTGAGCGGCATGCCATCCATCCAGTCTATACCGATTTCTGCTGCCCACTTTCTCTTCCTGCGCTCAAGTAGAAGAAGATTTAAAAAAACGGATTGCTCTTCGGTGGTATTACCTTTCAATCCAATTTCCCAACTGTGAATATTGTCATTTCCCCCCCGCTTATCTTTGATAGCTTTTCCGACCACCTGCTTTGGAGTGAAATGTGCAAATAATTTTCTCGTGAATTCAGAATCAATCGTAGGTAATCCATGTTCCATAATATCGCCAAACACCGCAGTATGCTCCTCGAAGTTATCTAGCGATATATGTGCGTCTCTTGTTCCTACGATATAAACTCGTTTCCGGGATTGTGCCAATCCGAAAAATTGACTATCTATTAATCGGTAGGAAACATAATAGTTTAGATTCTTTAGGTGAGCAATGATGATAGAGAGCGTTCGCCCATCATCATGGTTAATCAGCCCTTCAACATTTTCTAATAGAAATCCATATGGTTGCTTTTCTTTAAGAATCCGTTCGATTTCAAAAAAGAGAGTGCCACGAGTGTCCTCAAAACCGAGTCCCAATCCGGCAGCGGAAAAAGGTTGGCATGGAAAGCCTCCGAGCAGAAAATCAAAGTCTTCAATGTCTGCTGTTGATATTTGAGTGATATCTCCAGCAACTTTTTCATTGTTAAAGTAGTTTTTGTATGCTTTTATGGCATAATCTTTAATCTCGCTACTTAAAATGCAAACTGGTTTAAACCCCTTTTCTCTAAAAGCGTTCTCGAAGCCGAGCCGGATACCGCCGAGACCCGCAAAGAGATCAATAAACTTAACTGTTTTATCTTGTGTTCGTTTTCTACGGACAAGTTGCGCACTGATGAGATCAATACACTTCTCAGAAAAGCTGTTACCTGTTGCAAATTGTTCAATGTCAGTCTGTAATGTGGGCGTAATATATATGGTCTTTGCGATTTTCTTTTCACTATCGGGAAGCGGCGTTCTGCCGGAACCTTCTCGTTTACCGCCGTGATGTGGCATGGTTAAATCTCCTTCCTGTCATCAATCATATATATTATAGCATATCGCAGTTGATTTTGCAATGCCCAAAATCAAAAATAGTGCCCAAAATCAAGTAAAATCCGATAAAAAATTTACTCTATACTATTGACTTTTTCCAGGAAATCGTTTATAATATAAGTACGCTTAAAAGCGTAACAGCGAAAGGAGAGAAAACAAATGGCAGGTGAGTTTGGTGCGTACATCGCACAAAAACGAATTGAAAAAGATGTGAAGCTAAGACCAATAGCCGAAAAGTTGGGGGTGTCTGTGACATATCTTTCCGACATTATCAAAGGAAGAAGAAATCCGCCTGATATCGAGGGCTTGGAGGCACTTGCAAAGGTATTGAACCTAAGCGAAGAAGAGCGAGAAGAAATGCTTGATCTTGCAGGCAGAGAGCGCAATCAGGTTTCTCCGGACTTGCCCGAGTATATCATGGACGAATCCCTTCCAAATGCACGTGTTGCTCTTCGCAGGGCAAAAATTCAGAGACTTGGAGATGATTTTTGGCAAGAGGTAAATCAGATTATCGACAAGCGAAACGGAGGTAAATGATGGATTACAATGGTCGTAAACTTGTGCCATATATACCGCCAACTGAATATGATAATGTGGCATACGAATTCTTGGAGCAATTCTATCCTGATGCACTTAAAAATCCCATGCCCATTCCTATTGAGGAAATAGCAAAGAAGGGACTTGGGCTTGATATTCAGTATGTTTGTCTCTCTGAAGAACTAGATATATACGGGATGACAATTTTTACTGAAGGTTCAGTAGAAGTATATGATTCTGATGAGGGATTGTACGATACCAAAGCATTCAAGGCAAAAACGGTTCTAATTGACCCAGAGGCTGTAAAGAAGACGAACACAGGTTGTAAAAACAACACAATCGCTCATGAGTGCGTTCATTGGTACAAGCATCGTTACTATTACAAGATGCAGAAACTTTCATTACCAAGATATGCAAAGTATTGTAAGTGTCATGTCAACAATTTGCCTGTAGATGCCGAAGAAGAGAACATTATGGAATCGCAGGCTATCGGTATTGCGCCAAGAATTCTGATGCCAAAGAACACATTTGTTGAAGTAGCAGGTTATCTTGGCATAGCATATGGCAAAGATAACAGAAGTGCTATCAGTACCCTGGCAGATTTTTTCGGTGTTTCAAAGCAGTCTGTTGAAATCCGACTCGAAGAATGCAGATTACTTTGACTCTTGCTACAGTAATATTGTAAGAGTTATTTTTATACTTCCAAAGTACGCTATTAAGCGTATCCGCTGATGCAAGGAGGTGATGCCTACGATAATACCTAGCATACTTGAAATAAAAATTGTTTGTAGCGGAAATACTGCCGTCGGGAACTATGATACAGACGGATACGATGATTATAATGATGATAATGAATAGGAGGTTTTTAATGGCAGATTATTCCAACAAAAACACAAGCGATATGATATATTCACCAAAATATCATATTCCAATAGGACAGGCTATCAGACTCGAAAATGGCGATTATGGGCTTTGAGTTAAGAAAGATAAATCTACATTCGAAGTGGTGTCAATTGGCAACCTTATGTCCCAAATTGTTAAGATAGCTGATAAAAAAGTTTAAAAGCAGCTTCCCCAAGCGAGGGATGTGCTTATGTTAAATTGCGCTCAAGCCGAGCAGAACCAAGTGAGTTCATGCCGACACGAGCATTCTAAGGCAAAAGCCTGGAATGATTGTGCCGGTTTTTTTATTTATAGGAAGGAGGATGCCATACGGAAGAAATCCGCAACCTTGAAGGAAAACGAGTCTGTGATATTAGTCTGGATAGAACAGTAATTGAAATTGTTCGAAAGGACTGCTTAACTCGTATCACCGCAAACCCTGACGGGACTCTCAATGTCGAAAATATTCGACTTACACAAGTAGCATAACCGAATACTTAATCCGCCAGAACGCTAGACGGCAGTGCGGGATCTACTTTCCTATATTGGAAAAAAGATCTCACGCTGCCGTTTTTCTGTTTTATGGATTACTCACTTGAAGATTTATTGCACATATATCGTTTTACATGTTGTAAAGCTTGCAGTTTTTTGCATTTAAACCAGTGGTATCATGGTTATGTATATACATGAATATTTGCAGTTTATTGCAGTTCATTAAGCAATACAATGTTCGATGCTGACTTTTTAAGACACAGTTCTGAAAGAGTCGCTTCAAACCGTCCTTGCCGCACGGACTGATCCCCGTGACCCAACGGCAATTACGGACAATAGAATAAAACAGCTGCCTATTGGGTTGGCCAGCTGCAATCCGAAACGGAGATTATTCTCCTGGGACTGCGGTGCTTTTGTTATGCCCTTTTGCAGCTGTGATGACCTCCGTTTCGAACTATCGACAACGGAGGTTTTTTATGAAGAACTATCAGAAACTCAGCTATCAGGAATACCGCGTCATGCTGTCTGACGGAAGCAGTATCGTAACAACAAGACAAGAGTGCTTTTCCATCGAGCCTGCTTCCGAGGATTGCCCTTTCAAGCAGAGATGGTATTACTCACCCGACCAGTACATGGCTGTCCGCCTGCCCCGCAACGAACTCGGTGAGCGGCTTGGTAAGGATAATGCAGCCGACCTCAAGGCGCAGGAGCGTCTTATCGCAAGAAATCGGGAACGCAACACGGAAATAGACGCATATACAACCGAAGATAGCGTATCTTTTGAAATTCCCGACCCGGATACTTCTGTTGAGGATACCGCAATCATGAAAGCAGAGTTGGATGCGATACATAAGGCAATTTCTGAACTCCCGGACGAATTAAAAGACTTGTGCAAAGCGCTTGTTCGCAAAGAAAAACAGTGCTCTATTGCTGCCCGGTGCGGTGTAACAGACGCAGCAATCCGTAAGCGCATAAAAAAACTCCGTGCTATTCTTCTGGAAAATGAAGAGATTAAAAATTTTTTTGAAAATCTCTGAAAAAACGGTTCGGTTTTTTATTTAGCCTGTCCGGTAAGAGGTGAAGGCGATAATCGCCAACAAGGGTACACAACCCTAATAAAACGAACGGAGGTAAATCAATGAGCAAAATGTCAAAGTTGGATTCCATTCTGAAGGAAGCCGAAGAACACACCCAGGCACTTGTTTCGTGCATTAATGAAATCAGAGTGCTGTACAGCGGTGCTAACGAAGTCGCTCCCAAGAAAGAATCCAAGCCAACACCCGAACCCGAAGAAAAGCCGCCTACGCTGGAAGAAGTACGCGCGTATCTTGCAGGCCTTGCAAGAAAGGGACATACGCAGGAAATCCAGGCAATGCTGCTCCGTCACGGGTACAAGAAAATCTCTGAAGTTCCGGCAACCGAGTATCCGGCAATTTTGGAAGAAGCGAGGTCTTTGGAATGAGCCACGCACTTCTTTCACCTTCCGCAAGTCACAGATGGATTGAGTGTCCGCCAAGTGTAAGGCTCACTGAGTTTATGGAGGACAAGTCTTCCGCTTATGCTGACGAAGGTACTCTCGCACACAGTATTGCAGAGAACAAACTTAAATCTTATCTAGGCTACACAAACGACTTCATTGAGTGCGAAGACAACTCAATGGACGAGTACACCGATGATTATGTCACGTTTGTGACCGAGCAGATGAGTGTCCTCGAGAACCCCTCTGCCTATGTAGAACAGCGAGTCGATTGCTCAAAGTATGTTCCTGAATGCTTCGGTACTTGTGATGCTCTTATTATTTCTGACGGCGTTCTTCACATTTGCGACCTGAAATACGGCACAGGCGTAAAGGTTGATGCCGTGGGAAATGACCAGCTTCGCATATATGCGCTTGGCGCTTTGGAGATGTTCTCGTGTCTGTACGATATAAGCACGGTGCGAATGAGCATTTTCCAGCCAAGGCTCAGCCACTGCGACACCTGGGAACTTCCCATTGACGAACTGCTGAAATGGGCAGATGAGGTGCTCGTCCCTGCTGCAAAGCTGGCATGGAACGGCGAGGGTGAGTTTAAAGCGGGCGACCATTGCCGTTTCTGCAAGGCAAAATCCAATTGCCGCAAGCGCGCAGAATTTAATCTTGAACTCGCCCACTACGACTTTGAACCACCTGCAACCCTTGATAATATCGAAATCGCCGCTATCCTTGCAAAAGCGGACGAACTTGTATCCTGGGTGACGGATGTCAAAGAGTACGCTCTGCGCCAAGCGCTCAGCGGCGTTACATACGATGGTTTCAAGGTAGTAGAGGGTCGTTCAAACCGCAAATACACTGATGAGAATGCCGTTGTTGAAACGGTAAAGGCAGCAGGGTTCGACCCATATGAACACAGTGTTCTCGGTATCACAGCAATGAATGCACTTCTCGGAAAAAAGAGATTTTCCGAACTGCTCGGTGGGCTTATCGAAAAGCCGCAGGGCAAGCCAACCTTAGTCCCTATGTCGGACAAGCGTCCGGCGATCCATACAGCAAACGAAGATTTCAAGGAGGAAAATTAACATGACAAAGTTCACAAATCCCACAAAGGTAATCACAGGACCCAACACAAGATTCAGCTACGCGAACGTCTGGGAGGCAAAGTCCATCAACGGCGGCGCTCCGAAGTTCAGCGTCAGCCTTATCATTCCGAAGTCGGATACCAAGACGGTCGAGAAGATCAAGACAGCTATCGAGGCGGCTTACAAGGAGGGTGAGTCCAAACTCAAGGGCAACGGTCGTTCCGTTCCCGCGCTCTCCGCTATCAAGAACCCGCTCCGCGACGGCGACACAGAACGCCCCGATGATGAGGCATACGCAAACAGCTACTTCATCAACGCGAACTCTGCGACTGCCCCCGGAATCGTTGACGCTAACTGCAGCCCCATTCTGGAGCGCAGCGAGGTTTACAGCGGCGTTTACGGCAGAGCGTCCATCTCATTCTACGCATTCAACTCCAACGGCAACAAGGGTATCGCCTGCGGTCTGAACAACCTGCAGAAGATTCGCGACGGTGAGCCGCTCGGTGGCAGAACCCGCGCCGAGGACGATTTTGCAACAGATGATGACGATGATTTTCTTTCTTGAGGTGCGGCATGACAGAGTTTGAAAGCATTATGCTTGCCGCTTGTTTCGGAATTTCGGTAGGTACGGTCATCGGCAATCTCATCACCGTTATCGGTTCGCTGGCAGCGGCAATCAAGCAGCGCCGCAAGCACGATCACAAGTAATATTATTGGCAGTCTGATACTGTCGGGTGGGTGGGAAGGCTGTTTATGGAGGTTTACATGGAAATTTCAACTTTTAACAACACGGAATTCGGAGAAATCCGCACCATTCAGAAGAACGGCGAAGTGCTGTTCTGCGGAAAGGATATTGCAGCCGCTTTGGGATATGCAGACCCGAAGAAAGCGATTATTCAGCACTGCAAAGAAAATGGGGTGGCGATTTACCCCCTCATAGACAGCATGGGCAGAGACCAGCAGGCAAAGTTTATCACGGAAGGCAATCTTTACCGCCTTATTGCGCACAGCAAACTGCCCGGCGCAGAACGCTTTGAGAGATGGGTGTTTGATGAGGTTCTTCCCTCTATCCGCAAGCACGGCGCGTATATGACGGAAGATGTTCTGGAGCAGGCGCTTGCTTCTCCGGATTTTCTCATTGAACTGGCTACCAGACTGAAAACCGAAAAGGCGAAAAACGCACAGCTTACCGTTTCCAATCAGATCATGCAGCCAAAAGCAGAATATTTCGATATGCTCGTTGACAGAAATCTGCTCACCGGCATTCGCGACACGGCAAAGGAACTCGGTGTAAGGCAGAATGATTTTGTGCGTTTCTTGCTGGACAAGGGTTATCTTTTCCGCACCAAGAAAGGCAAGCTCAGACCGTATGCTGCATACGTTGAAAGCGGTTTGTTTGAAATGAAGGAGTTCGCCAACGACAAAACGGGATACACGGATACTCAAACAATGATAACCCCTAAAGGCAAGGAAACATTCAGACTGCTGTGCATCTGATAATCAATCGGGCGGTAGACTAGCTTTACCGCCCTTTTTGAGGTGAAATATGGAAAAGATAAAAACCTTAAGTATCGACTTGGAAACATTCAGTGATATTGACCTTGCCAAATGCGGTGTGTACAGATATGTTGAGTCACCCGCATTTGAGATACTCCTTTTCGGGGTTTCCGTGAACGGCGGCGATGTTGTCGTATACGACCTTGCGCAGGGCGAGAAAATCCCCGAGGAAATTCTTGTGGCGCTGACCGACAGCGGCGTTATCAAATGGGCGTTCAACGCAACTTTTGAAAGAGTGTGCCTGTCGAAACACCTCGGCTTGCCTGTCGGCGAATACCTCGACCCGCAATCGTGGAGATGTTCGATGATATGGTCGGCATACATGGGACTTCCGCTGTCGCTTGCGGGCGCAGGAGCAGTCCTCGGACTGCCGGAACAGAAACTGAAAGAGGGCAAGGAACTCATCAAATATTTCTGCGTTCCATGCGCTCCTACCAAAGCAAACGGCGGCAGGACGCGTAATCTCCCCGGACACGCGCCGGAAAAGTGGGCGCAGTTCAAGGCTTACAACAAGCGCGATGTTGAGGTCGAAATGTCGATACAAGACAAGCTGCGCAAGTTCCCCGTTCCCGATTTTGTATGGGATGAATACTGCCTTGACCAACAGATAAACGACCGTGGAATTGCCCTTGACATGGCAGTCGTGGAGAACGCAATTCTCTTTGATGAACGCTCAAAGACACTGCTGTCAGCGAAAATGCAGTCGCTTACCTCACTCGATAACCCGAATTCCGTTCAGCAGATGAAACAATGGCTCTCTGAGAACGGCTTGAAGGTGGACAGCCTTGGAAAAAAGGAAGTCGCGGCGATACTGAAAACCACTCCGCAGCAGCTTGCGGAGGTGCTGGAACTCCGTCAGCAGCTTGCGAAATCCTCTGTAAAGAAATATCAAGCGATGAAAAACGCTGCCTGCTCGGACGGTCGTGCTCACGGAATGTTTCAGTTCTACGGCGCAAACCGCAGCGGTCGGTGGGCGGGGCGGCTCATACAGTTGCAAAACCTCCCGCAGAACCATATCCCCGACCTTGAACAGGCTCGGGCGCTTGTGAAAAGCGGTAACTATGCGGCTTTGGAACTGCTCTACGATGATATTCCCGATACATTGTCGCAGCTTATCCGAACGGCATTCGTGCCGAAAACGGGAATGAAATTCGTGGTGTCTGACTTTTCAGCGATAGAAGCGAGAGTGCTGTCGTGGTTCGCCGGAGAACGCTGGCGGCTTGATGTTTTCAAGAACGGTGGTGACATATACTGCGCATCCGCTTCGCAGATGTTCCGTGTGCCTGTGGAGAAACACGGTGTAAACGGACATCTTCGGCAGAAAGGCAAAATCGCAGAACTGGCGCTAGGGTACGGCGGTTCTGTCGGCGCTCTGAAAGCTATGGGCGCACTTGAGATGGGTTTATCAGAGGACGAACTTCAGCCGCTCGTGGATATGTGGCGCAGTTCCAACCCGAATATCGTGCGGCTCTGGTGGGAAGTCGACCGCTGCGTGAAGGATACAATACGACAAAGGCTTCGCACAGACACACATGGCATTCAGTTTGAATATCAGAGCGGAATGCTGTTCATCACGCTGCCGAGCGGCAGGCGGCTGTCATACGTCAAACCTCGTATCGGTGAGAATAAGTTCGGCGGCGAGTCCGTCACTTATGAGGGAGTTGGCGCAACGAAGAAGTGGGAGCGTATTGAAAGCTACGGTCCTAAGTTCGTAGAAAACATCGTTCAGGCGGTCAGCCGTGATATTCTCTGCTATGCTATGCGAACGCTGCGGAATTATCGTATCTGCGGTCACGTCCACGATGAACTTATTATCGAATGTCCGATAGATACGAATGTATCTGAAATCTGTGAGATGATGGGTATAACTCCGCCTTGGGCAGAGGGGCTTCCGCTCCGTGCTGATGGGTATGAGTGTGTTTTTTATAAAAAAGATTGAATGCTGGTTCGGATTTTGCTTTTGCCTGTCCGTTAGTAGGTGAAGGCAATAAACCGAATCAAAATTTTTTTGGAGGAGAAAAATGATTTACACAAAAAACAACAACAGGGAAAATCCCGTTCTTGAAGGAAACACCTTTTCTGTCTGCTGCAAATGCGGAAAGGAAGTCCCTGTTCCCCTGCACGAACTGTTCAAAGCGAAGAAAGAACACCCGCTATCAGCAAGGATAATGTGCCCCGAATGCACAAAGGAGCAGTTCAGCAGACACCACCCGACGCTTAATGATGTCGTGGCTCTGACCTTATCCTTGTGCAAACTCGGTTTCACAAGACAGGTTCGCTCAACCTACAGCGATTATAACATCAGTGATATACAGGAACTCGGGCGGGAGGATTACGGAAACTTCGTAAACGGACTGCTGACGGCAGTTGCGGGAGGTGTGACTTAATGAGTGATGTAAGCTACTATAACCCCGAACGCTATCCCGACCCTACCGCATACGCAGGGCTTACAGCCGCTATAAAGGCGGAAAAGGGAATGCACTTCAAGCCTGTGGTGTATATCTGTTCGCCTTACTCGGGCAACATCAGGCTGAATACAGCGAATGCCCGACGCTATTGCAGATACGCAGTAGACAAAGGGTGCATACCCCTTGCTCCGCACCTTTTGTTTCCGCAGTTTATGAATGAGGAAAACGAAAGAGAAACAGCAATGTTCATGAATTACGTTCTTCTTACCAAGTGCAGGGAACTGTGGGTATTCGGCAGAACAATAACCACGGGAATGTCTGAAGAAATCGAAAAAGCTAAGCAGCGAAAAATCCGTATCAGATATTTCACGGAAGAAATCAAGGAGGTAAATGACTGATGTTCACGATTTACAGCGCAGACACAGCAGGAATTCCATCAAATTGCTTATACCCCTACATTCATCATGTCACGGACGACAGCAGTCTGAAAGCCGCTGTCCTGACCGATTATGTTTGCGCCGAGTATAAAAACAGTTATCGCAGCAACAGCAACTTCATCGGCAGCGATTGCCTGCCTGTGGACTGTGATAACGACCATTCAGAAAATCCGGAAGACTGGGTGACTCCCGAAGATGTAGCAAACGCTTTTCCCGGTGTTTCATTCGCCGTTCATTACAGTCGTTCAAATAACAAAGCGAAGAAAGGAAAGGCTGCAAGACCTAAATTCCATGTGCTTTTCCCGATTGATTATGTCAGCGACCCGGCAATATACAGCGAAATGAAAAAGCAGGTAAATTCGCTGTTTCCGTATTTCGACACTCAGGCGCTTGATGCGGCCAGATTCTTTTTCGGAACAGCGGATACAGATGTTGAAATCTATCCCGGATTTATGAATCTTACTGATTTACTGAAAGTTTATTCATACGATGATGTGTTTGACAAAGATATGCCGCAGGCGCAGTTCGGTGATACCACTATACATGAAGGCAGCCGCAATGCTACTTTATCCCGCTTTGCCGGAAGAGTTCTCAAGAAATATGGTGATACAGATAAAGCGCGCCAGTCTTTTATTGATGAAGCGGCAAAATGCGTACCTCCTCTTGATGACGCTGAACTCTCGACCATCTGGCGCAGTGCAAAGAAATTCTATAGCAAGGTAAAAACACAGCCCGACTATGTTTTGCCTGAACAGTATAACGCAGATTTCGGTCTGTGTCCGGAGGATTTCTCTGATATCGGACAAGCAAAAATTCTGGCAAAAGAATATAACGGTGAACTCGTATATACGGACGCCACCGACTATATGCGCTATGACGGGATCCGCTGGGCTGAGTCAAAGCAGCTTGCAGTCGGAGCTTGCGAGGACTTTCTTGACCGCCAGCTTGCTGAATCTGAGGCAGAGTTGATAAAGGCGAAGAAGGCTCTTGAAAAAGCGGGAATTGATAAAGAAATCATTGCAGAGGGCGGCAAGGCTTTGAAGAAAGCCCTTGACGCAAACAGCATGAACGCATATTTTATATATTGCAATGCGCTGGCGTATAAGGCTTTCGTTATGAAACGCAGAGATATGAAATACATAGTTTCCGCATTGCAGGCGGCAAAACCTATACTTCTGCGCAATATAAGCGAGTTTGATACGCAGGAATTTCTGCTTAATACCCCCACCGCAACTTATGACCTTCGTGACGGAATAAACGGCGCAAGAACTCACAGCGCAGACGATTGTATAACAAAAATAACAGCGGTATCTCCGTCTGATGATAACAAGAACTTGTGGCTGTCTGCTCTTGACAACACTTTCTGTGGCGACAACGAGCTTATTGAGTATGTTCAACAGATTGTGGGGCTTGCGGCATTGGGAAAGGTCTATCAGGAAGCGCTTATCATAGCTTACGGTGATGGCAGCAACGGTAAATCCACGTTCTGGAATGTGCTTGCAAGGGTCCTGGGCAGTTACAGCGGCAGCATCTCTGCCGATGCGCTGACTGTCGGCTGTAAGCGGAATGTGAAGCCCGAGATGGCTGAACTTAAAGGGAAGCGTCTGGTCATTGCCGCCGAACTTGAAGAGGGTGTACGTCTTAACACATCAATCGTAAAGCAGCTTTGTTCCACTGATGAAATCACTGCGGAGAAAAAGTATAAGGACCCGTTCAAATTCACTCCTACGCACACGATTGTTCTGTATACAAATCATCTTCCCCGCGTCGGCGCAAATGATGACGGTACATGGCGCAGGCTTATCGTCATACCATTCAACGCTAAAATACATGGCAAGTCGGATATCAAGAACTATGCGGATTATCTGTATGAAAAAGCAGGCGGAGCAGTTCTGTCCTGGATTATTGAGGGCGCTCAGAAAGCCATCAATAATAATTTCAGGATATCTGTTCCGGGTGTTGTAAAAGACGCAATAGGCCGCTACCGTGACAGTAATGACTGGTTCTCCATTTTCATTGAGGATTGCTGCGAAGTAGATAAAACCTATATACAGAAATCGGGCGAGTTCTACCAGGAATATCGTGCGTATTGTGCAAGAAACGGTGAGTTTACCAGAAGCACGACCGAGTTCTATACAGCTCTTGAAAATGCGGGTTTTCTGCGAAAGAAAACCAAGTCCGGCAATGTAATAATGGGGCTTCAGCTTAAGTCTGATTTCATAGAATAAACCTCAAGGGTGCAGGTCTTTGTAGGTCTTGGTATAAAACCCCCTTTAGGGCTGTTTTTATAGAAAAAATAGCCCTATATAAAAGTTTATGAATAGACCTGTTCAGACCTGCACCTTTGCAACAAGGAGCAGCTTATGAGAGAAAAAATAATCGAACATAAATTACTGATGGAAGTAAAGAAAATCGGCGGTCTGGCATTAAAGTTCGTATCGCCGGGATTTGATGGGGTGCCTGACAGGATCGTACTTCTGCATGGTGGTAAAATCGGCTTTGTGGAAGTTAAGGCACCCGGAGAAAAGCCAAGACAGCTTCAGCTGGCACGACACAGACTTCTGAATCAGCTGGGTTTTAAGGTGTATGTTCTTGACAGCGCAGAACAGATAGGAGCAATACTTGATGAAATACAATCCCCATGATTATCAGCGGTATGCGGCAGAGTTCATAACCACCCACCCGATTGCGGCGCTTCTGCTTGATATGGGACTTGGCAAGACAAGCATTACGCTGACGGCAATAAACGACTTGCTTTTCGACAGTTTCGAGGTTCACAAGGTACTTGTGGTTGCTCCGCTGCGAGTGGCTCGAGATACTTGGAGCGCTGAAATCGAAAAGTGGGAGCATTTGAAAAATCTGCGTTACAGCGTAGTGGTTGGTACGGAGCAGGAGCGGCTGAATGCGCTTCGCACTTCCGCTGACGTCTACATAATTAACCGTGAGAATATACAGTGGCTTGTCGAGGAAAGCGGTCTGATATTTGATTTCGATATGGCGGTCATTGACGAGTTGAGTTCATTCAAGAACCACCAATCAAAGCGGTTTAAAGCGTTCATGCAAATCCGACCGAAGCTGAAACGTATAATCGGGCTGACAGGTACGCCCGCAAGCAACGGTCTGATGGATTTATTTGCAGAGTTCAAACTACTGGATATGGGCGAGCGGCTCGGGCGGTTCATCGGACAGTACCGAAACGCCTATTTTCAGCCGGACAAGCGTAACGGAATGGTGATTTACAGCTATAAGTCTCTGCCCAACGCCGAGCGGCAGATATATGACAAAATCTCGGATATCACCATTTCCATGAAAGCCGCCGACCACCTTAAAATGCCCGAACTCATAAGTTCGGAATACACGGTTCAGCTTTCCGAAAAGGAAAAGGAGAAATACGACCAGTTAAAGAAAGACCTCATTCTCGCCACAGAGGATAATGAGGTTACTGCGGCTAATGCTGCGTCCCTCTCAAACAAGCTGTCGCAGATGGCTAACGGAGCGGTGTATTCCGATGATGAGAGCGTAATGGAGATACACGACCGCAAGCTGGACGCATTGGAGGATATAATCGAAAGCATGAACGGCAGACCACTGCTTGTGGCTTACTGGTTTAAGCATGATTTGGAGCGTATCCGAAAACGCTTTGAAATCCGTGAAATCAAGTCTAGCCGAGATATTTCCGAATGGAACAGCGGAAAAATCCCTGTGGCGCTTATACACCCCGCTTCTGCGGGACACGGTCTGAACTTGCAGAGCGGCGGTTCGACCTTGGTGTGGTTCGGGCTTACATGGTCGCTTGAACTCTACCAGCAGACAAACGCAAGACTATGGCGTCAGGGTCAGACCGCAGACACGGTGGTAATTCAACACATAATTGCCAAAGGCACTATCGACGAGCAGATTATGAAGGCTCTGAAAACAAAGGACACAACGCAGGCGGCTTTGATTGCCGCTGTTAAGGCAGATTTGGAGGTACATAAATGAACCCATACAAGGAACTGGCAAATGCTATAATTATTCAAGCCGTAAAAGACTATCGTGATTCCGTGGAACGTTTACGCTATACCCCAGACGACAAATCGGCGCAGCACGATAAGCGGAGTATTGAGAAATTCTTCCGTTCAAACTGGTTTTCAATTCTCTCGGACTTGAACGGTGAACTGCTTCTGAAAAAGCTCAAAGAGGAGGTCGCGGCATGACTGCAAAGGAATATCTCGGACAGGCATACAGAATAGATCAGCGTATCAACAGCAAGATGGAGCAGATAGCTTCATTGAATCTGCTTGCGCAGAAAGCGACAACGGTTTTCAGCGATATGCCCGGAAACTCCACAAGAAATATCCACCGTATGGAAGATGTTATAATCAAAATCGTGGATATGGAAAGCGAGATAAACGCAGACATTGACAGCCTGGTTGACCTGAAAAAAGAGATCGCCGGAGTGATTCGCGGTGTTTCAAATCTTGAATATCAGACGTTACTTGAACTGCGGTATCTGTGTTTCAAAACATGGGAGCAGATTGCTGTGCAGATGGGTTATGGCATTGATAATATCTACAAAATGCACCACAAGGCGCTGCGTGAAGTGACCGTTCCTGAAACATTACAGTAAAATCAACTATTTTACAGTAGCCCCTTTGTGGTATGATATAATCAGCAAAGAATACAGAGAAAGCCTTGTAGGTCATAACCCCCGCAAGGCTCTTTGTGTGTCTGCATGAAAAAGCAGAGATAATATCGCACGATTTTCAAGAATTATAGAAAGGAATCGTGCGATTAGAGGAGATGACCCCCATGCCCAGACGACCACAGCGCCCTTGTTCTTACCCCGGCTGTCCCAACCGTTGTGACGGGCAGTACTGCGAGGAACACGCAAAGCAGATGAACCGCCGCTACAACAAGTTCTTCCGTTCAGCCGACAGCAACAAGAAGTACGGCAGAACGTGGCGGCAGATACGCAAACGGTATGCTACGTCTCACCCGCTGTGTGAGATGTGTCTGAAAGAGGGTCGGCTTACTCCTGTCGATGAGGTACACCACATTGTTCCCGTATCACGCGGCGGCAGTAACGATTTTAGTAACTTGATGTCGCTGTGTCAGTCGTGTCATACGAAAATACATCACGACCTCGGGGACCGGTAAACTGCAATTTTTATACCTTCACCAATTTATCCGCCCAGTCGGCAGGAAAAGCAAGATGATAAAGTTCAATGTCATCTTTATATTCCTCGAATAATGCCTCAAGGTTTGGTAAAAACTCATTATTCCATTTTTCATTAGATGGATAAAGAGATTTTACAGACAGAACAGTTCCCCACAATCGCCTTTTTTCTGCATCAGAAATACTAAATCCTGAAGGCATAGCAGTAAAAATTCTGAAATAAAGCCTACCATAGTGAGCGCAAATATTTCTTAGATCGGTGCAGCATCTCAACCAGCTTACCATTTCTTTATATTGTGCTCCTGCAAATTCCTTTTTGTCAGCCGTAGTCAAATCATTATAGAAGTATGAAAGCATACCAAAGGTAAAAAGTTCACAAATAACCCAGAGTGGAAATTTTCCTTCATAATGTTCAATGTGGTGCTTTACAAAAAGGACTTTTTTATTGTTTTCGATTTCACGATTTATGTTATCGTTAAATTTCACGGCGTCATGTTTAGAATTGAAAGAGGATTCATCAAGGTATCCCAACGGTCCGTATTTTTTCGAATGAAAATACGAAAGACGCGACCGTAAGCTTACCTCAATTACTTCAATTGCTGTAAACAGTAAGTCGCGAAGTTTTCTGTCAAATTCATAAATATGATACACTCTTTCAAGTGTTAAATTTTCTTTGTACTTTCCGCTTTCTGTTTTAAACGGAAGAAAATAAGCAGACAAACGATAATAACCTGTGTTTTCCAATATCTCTTCGCACAATGTATCATTGTTGATAATACATCCTCTGCTCCTCAGTTTCTCAATCTGCTCTTGATATGTAAGGTGCTGTTTAACCTCGCTCATATAAAATCTCCCTAATAAAAAAATGTCTCCCCTGGGGCACATCGTTGAGAGGTGCGGGGAGTCCTGTTATTTATATTATACTCACTATTTGTAAAAATGTCAATAGGTAAACCGAAATTTTACTACCGCCCTGGGGCGGTCAAAATCTCTACAAGCAGTACCTTGGACAGCGGCCCGGGGCTTCGTGCGCAAAAATCGGGGTTCAAACGGGGTATTAAACCATAAATCATTTTCGGACGGTGCGAACCGTCCTTTTTTCTTGTCCTGCGGAGGTGAAAATCATGGCTAAGGACGGCACTAACAGGGGTGGCAGACGGGTTCGCGCTGGAGGAAAGCCCATTCCTGCCGCAGAAAAATTACAGAAGGGACTTCCGGTCAAGGCAATCAGCAATGACATTCCTATGTTGGATACCGCCGAACTTGAAGCGGTAGACCTGCCGGAGGGAGCAGTTCTGCAAGGCGCGGATATGCCGAAGCCCAGCGACTATCTCTCGACACGGCAGAAGAACGGAGTTCCTCTCGGCGCTGACGATATTTACCGTGAAACTTGGTTGTGGCTTAAACAAAGGAACTGTGAGAACCTCGTAAACAAGCGGCTCATCGAAGCCTACGCGCAGGCGTACGCAAGATACATTCAGTGCGAGGAAGCAATCAGCACTTACGGCTTGCTCGGCAAGCACCCGACCACTGGCGGCGTTATTGCTTCGCCGTTTGTGCAGATGTCGCAGCAGTTTCAGAAGAATGCAAATCTCATCTGGTACGAGATTTACGGAATAGTCAAGGAGAACTGTACCGAGCCTGTCGGTGATGATTTGAACGATTCAATGGAACGGCTCTTGCGTTCCAGGAAAGGATAACGCTATGTCAAAGGATACCATAGATTTTTTCAGAGAACTTAAAGGCAACCGTCCGAACCTTACAGTACAGCAATACCGAACAATCAAGGGACAGGCTGTTAAAGGCAATATTGCGGACGCTCGAAAGGGTCTGCACAAGGTCTTGAAAAGGAGAAACGTCAGATGAACACGACCAGTGAAATGCAGCTTGTCCCGATAGACAAGCTGATACCGTACGTCAACAATGCCCGAACCCACTCGCCGGAACAGCTGAACAAGCTGCGTTCCTCGCTGCGTGAGTTCGGCTTTATCAATCCCATTATTATCGACAGGGATTTCAATGTTATCGCCGGTCATGGAAGAATACTTGCTGCAAAGGCAGAAAATATTTCCGAAGTGCCTTGTGTGTTTGTGGATTATCTCACACCTGCGCAGAAGAAAGCGTACATAATCGCAGATAACCGAATGACTCTCGATGCAGGCTGGGACGAGGAAATGCTGAAAGTTGAAATTGAAGCTTTGCAGGCAGACGATTTCGACCTTTCACTGACGGGCTTTGATGAAAAGGAACTTGCAGCGTTCTTTGACGATGATTCCGATACCAAGGACGATGATTTCGATGTGGACGCAGAGATGGAAAAACCTTGCATTACAAAGCCCGGCGACCTCTGGCTGCTCGGAAGTCACAGACTTGTCTGCGGCGATAGTACCAAGCCGGAAACCTACGAAGTTCTCATTAATGGTAAACAGGCAAACCTGGTGGTAACTGACCCGCCGTACAATGTGAATTATGAGGGTTCGGCGGGAAAAATCAAGAACGACAATCTTGAAAACGAAAAGTTCTACCAGTTTCTGCTTGACGCTTTCACCTGCATGGAGAAAGCTATGGCGAACGATGCAAGCATCTATGTTTTCCACGCAGATACAGAGGGTCTGAACTTCCGCAAGGCTTTTGCTGACGCGGGATTTTACCTTTCCGGAACGTGTATTTGGAAGAAGCAGTCGCTTGTTCTCGGGCGCTCGCCGTATCAATGGCAGCATGAGCCGTGCCTGTTCGGCTGGAAGAAGAACGGCAAACACCAATGGTACTCCGACCGCAAGCAGACGACAATATGGGAGTTCGACAAACCGAAGAAGAACGGCGACCACCCAACAATGAAGCCGATTCCGCTTATTGCATATCCGATAAAGAATTCAAGCATGAGCAACTGTATCGTGCTCGACCCGTTCGGCGGCTCGGGCAGTACGCTCATTGCCTGTGAGCAGACGAACCGAATTTGCCACACAATCGAACTTGACGAGAAGTTCTGCGATGTAATCGTGAAGAGGTATATCGAGCAGGTCGGCTCTTCTGATGGTGTTTCGGTGGTTCGTGACGGAAAAACGATACCCTATTCCGAACTGGAGGTAACCGATGAAGAATGAACTCACGCTCGGCAGCCTGTTTGACGGTTCTGGCGGCTTTCCGCTAGGAGGACTGCTTGCAGGAATAAAACCGCTGTGGGCATCGGAAATTGAGCCGTTCGCCGTTCGGGTAACCACAAAGCGGCTGCCGCAAATCAAGCATTACGGAGATGTGTCCTCGCTGAACGGCGCGGAACTCCCGCCCGTGGATATAATCACATTCGGCAGTCCGTGCCAGGATATGAGCATTGCCGGAAAGCGAGGCGGTCTTGATGGTTCAAGGTCGAGCCTGTTCTATGAAGCTGTTCGGATAATAAAGGAAATGAGGTGCGCCACAAATGGAAGATACCCGAGATTTGCAGTCTGGGAAAATGTCCCCGGAGCGTTCTCGTCCAACAAGGGCGAGGATTTCAGAGCGGTCCTCGAAAGTTTATGCAGGGTCAAGGACGAAAGCGTTTCTGTTCCTCAATGTGAGAAATGGACAGCTGCCGGAGAGATACTGGCAGACGGCTTTTCTATCGCATGGCGAGTCCTCGATGCGCAATACTGGGGAGTTCCCCAGAGAAGAAAACGCATCTTCCTTGGTCTGTCGGTCAGCCCCTCTGTCACTTCGTGACACCTCCCCCCACTGGGGGAGACCACGCAGATTTTGATAGCGAATGCGCCGGAAAAATACTGTTTGAGTCCGAAGGCTTGTCGGGGTATTCTGCGGAGGGCTTCAAAGCGTGGCAAAGAGCTGCCGCCGCTCCTCAAAGCGGCACTGGAACGACAGGCGCAATCTGTCTGAACGACCAGGGTGGCAACAGAATGGACGTGACGGAGAAAGTCACTTGCACACTCCGAGCCGAAGCTCACCACCCGCCGTGCGTGATGGAGTCAGCGGCAGGAGCGTCCTGTGCGGGATTTTGCACGGAACACTCCGCAAAAGCCCGTGGAATAGGCTATGAGGAAGAAACCTCACCTACCCTCCGTGCGGGTGTCATTCCCGCGACTGTCTATGAGAATCATTCACAGGATACACGCTACACCGAGTTGAACGGAATTGCTCCTACCGTATTATCAACCTACGGAACCGGCGGCAACAATCAGCCGTTTGTCGTGGAAGATACTCGCTGTTTTGATGTTCGTTTCACATCTGACGGCACGAAAAACGCGCGCCATAACTGCTATGAAACGGATACATCACGGACGATAGATACGGGCGGTAATTCTCCCGAATCAAACCAAGGCGGCGTGGCAGTCGTAGCCGTCCAGGGTTCAATGATAGGCAGAGCCGATAAAAACGGTCCGCAAGGCAGCGGCATTAATGAGGACGTTTCATTCACGTTGAATGCCACCGACCGCCATGCAGTCGCATTTTCGCAGGACAGCTACACGAAGTACAGCGAAAACGATAAATGCGGTGCGCTCCGAGCCGCAGGTGGAATGTACGGAGGAGGTTCTGAAACTCTTGTGTACAGCACAAGCAAGAATTCCTACCACACCGAAGCCGAGGAAAACCTTGCAAATACGCTTGTGGCAAGCGACTACAAAGACCCGCCTACCGTGAATTCACCGGAATACATAGTCCGCAGGCTTACTCCAACGGAGTGCGCACGTTTGCAGGGATTTCCCGACAGGTGGTGCGCAGATCTCGGAACGGACGAACCTACAAATGAAGAATTGACGTTCTGGAAAGATGTGTTTGAAACTCATCGCAAAATTGTTGGCGGCGTAGTCAAGCCGAAGTCCGAAAAGCAGATTCTCACATGGCTGAAAAATCCCCACAGCGACTCTGCCGAGTACAAGCTGTGGGGAAACGGTGTTGCTATGCCGTGTGTTTACTTTGTGCTTTCGGGGATTGTATGGTTCAGTTCTTACTCGAATTAGCGTTGCCCGGCTCATCGCCAAGCACGATTTTTCCGTGCTTTTCTTCAAACTTTTCTATGCACTCACGAATCAGAACGATGATTTGCCCATTTGCGGAACGAGCCTCATAATCGGCAACGTAATGCAGTTTGTCGAGCATTTCATCGTCAATTCTGATGGATAAACTCTTGATAGCCATAAAACTCCTCCTGTTTATATCCGATATGTGTTTATTTTAACATCATAATGTGCTATAATGTGTGATGTGAGTTCAAAGTGCGTTCATAATGCGTTTATAAGGAGGGCAACATGAAAGTAGCTGTAATTGGTTCAAGAGGGCTGAGCGTGAGTGATTTAGGCAGATATCTCCCCGAAAATACCACGGAAATCGTGTCCGGCGGCGCTAAAGGAGTGGATACTTCAGCAAGGGAGTATGCTTTGGCGCACGGAATAAAGCTGACGGAGTTCATGCCGGAATACACAAGGTTCGGCAGGAGCGCTCCGCTGAAACGGAACATCACGATAATCGAGTATTCGGATATCGTGATTGCGTTCTGGGACGGAAAATCCAGAGGAACAAAATTCGTCATTGACAACTGCCGCAAACTCGGCGTGGAAGTCAGAGTTTACATTTTAGACTAATAGTTGAGCCGTACATTGTGCATTACGCAGAATGTGCGGCTTTCTGTTAAAATCCGTTGACTTATCCCCCTATTCGAGTAAAATGTGTAGTACCGAAAGGAAATGGAGGTACATACAATGACAATTTACTACAACACGCAGGACAGAAAGCCGCTTGTAAAAGCCATCAGCGAGTTCACGGGGGCGGACGCAGTTTACATGAGAACCCCGACCTACGCATACCAAATCGACTATTTCACGGTGACCCGCGAGGGCAACCTTGAATTTGATGACAGAGCCGACAGTGAGGAAATCGAGGTTCTGCTTGAATTCCTTGCGGAGCGTGGTTTTACTGCCGACACTGCCGCAAATACGGCGCAGGAACTCACAAGCGAAGAATTATCCGCAGCCGCCGACAACGCCGTACACGGCGAACCTGTGGGGCTCACGGTGGAAATTCCGCTTGAAAACACAGCGGTCGGAAACCTCACCAAGCTGCTTGACGCGAAAGGCAGACTTATCCGCAGAGCCTTAGCGGTGGAGAGCCTGCCGATTGAGGTCACGGACAGCACGGTGAGGTTTCCCTGGTTCGCAGACTGCGGCGCTGACGAATGTAAGGCTTACACGCATTTCATTTCGGCGCTCTGCGAACTCGCCGCAAATGCAAAGCGAGTTACGGCTAAGGAAAAGGAAATCGACAACGACAAGTACGCATTCCGCTGCTTTCTCCTGCGACTGGGATTTATCGGTTCGGAGTACAAGACCGAGCGGAAGATACTGCTGAGAAATCTCACAGGCTCATCTGCTTTCAGAAATGGAGGTGCTGCAAATGAAGTTTCCGAGTAAAGCAACAATCGAACAGTACCGCAGAGAATACCCTGTCGGCTGCCGTGTGAAACTGGTTTCAATGGACGATTTCTAGGCGCCGCCGATAGGCACTCGCGGCACGGTTCGAGGGGTCGATGACGCGGGAAATCTGCTTGTTCGGTGGGATAACGGCTCGGGACTGAACGCTGTCCTCGGTGTTGATGAAGTTCAGAAAATCCGTGGCTGATATACACAATTTCAGCGTGTGTATTTCGTTCAATATATTGTGGTAAAACCGCTTGCTATATACTGCTTTTAGAGTTAATATGTGTGTACCGCAAGGGAAACAAAGCAAACGGAGGATACAAAAATGAACGAGAAAACCACCAAGCAGATTGAAGAAATGATGAACCAGACCATAGGGGTCGAGGTTGAAATGAATAACATTACAAGAACAAAAGCCGCGCAGCTTTCCGCCGAGTTCTTCGGAACAGGCAGACACGAGCACACCACAGGCCACAACGGTTACGATACCTACTCCGCATGGGACGGCGAGGGTCGCGAGTGGAAGTTCCAGAAGGACGTCAGCATTCACGGACCGGACAGTGAAAAGTGCGAATTAGTCACCCCGATTCTCACCTACAAAGATATTGAAACCTTGCAGGAGCTTATCCGCAGACTTCGGAAAGCAGGTGCGAAAAGCGACGCAACAAGGGGCTGCGGAGTTCACATTCACATCGGCGCCAAGGGTCACACGCCGCAGAGCCTGCGAAATCTTGCAAACATTATGGCAAGCCATGAAAGCCTCCTCGCAAGCGCACTTAACCTCGACAGAAGCCGCATGAACCGCTACTGCCGCACGGTTAGCAAGGATTTCCTGGTGGAACTCAACCGCAAAAAGCCGAAAACTATGGCGGCGCTTGCGGACACCTGGTACGGCAGTCAGAATGCGGATTACGGCAGGTCGGCGCACTACAACGAGAGCCGCTACCATATGCTGAACCTCCACGCAACCTTTACAAAGGGTACGATTGAATTCAGACTTTTCCAGTTTGACGCACCCTCGGGCGGCAAGAAAAACGGACTGCACGCAGGTCAGCTGAAAAGCTACATTCAGCTTTGCCTTGCGCTCAGCCAGCTTGCCAAGCAAGTCAAGACTGCAAGCGCAAATCTTCAGCAGACTGAAAATCCCAAGTACGCAATGAGAACATGGCTTTTACGGCTCGGGTTCATCGGCGATGAATTCAAGACCGCAAGGGAACTTTACACCAAGCGGCTCAAGGGTGACACGGCTTTCCGCAACGGCAGACCCTAACAAGCAGGAATTAGCTTCCTGCCTCCAATCCCCCGCTCGGGGGCTTTTGGTGGTAGAAAGGTGATTCTTATAAACCGCACCTTTCAGAAAGGACGGATTTCAAATGAAAAAGTATTACCTAGCCTACGGCAGCAACTTGAACATTCGGCAAATGGCGCTGCGGTGTCCTACGTCAAAACCCGTGGGGACTGCGGTGATTAAGGACTACGAACTGCTTTTCAAGGGCAGTAAAACGGGTGCTTACCTCACAATCGAACCGAAATCGGGAGCGGAAGTTCCTGTCGCAGTCTGGGCAGTCGAACCTGCCGATGAGAAAAGGCTTGATGTGTACGAGGGTTTCCCGACTTTCTACTACAAGACCGAACTAGAACTGCCCGTGAGGTACTTTTCGGGAAAGACCGTAGTCAGAAAGGCTTTCGTGTACATTATGCACGAGGAGCGACCGCTGGGATTGCCGAGTGGTTCGTATGTTAGGACTTGCCTTGAGGGTTACAGCAATTTCGGCTTTGACGAGAGTATTCTCCTCGCAGCGCTGAACAACAGCAGGAGGGCTGTCCATGAAATCAGATAACGCAACAATGCTTCGCACCTGTCCGCTTTGTGGGGCGCAGTACGGCGGTGTTCCCGCTCTTTCGAGAAAGTACCCCAACACGCAGATTTGCCCGGATTGTGGCACACGGGAGGCGTTAGAAAGCATATGTGTTTCCGCTGACGAGCAGGAAAAGATTATCAGTATCATTCACAATAAAACACACAGTTCTGACCGCTGATATTTGTGTACTATATTATCCGAAAACCGCTTGATATAATGCGGCTTTAGAGTTAATATACAGTCACCGAAAGGAAAATACACAAATACGGAGGAAAAGGATATGTGGACACAGGGTACGATTAGAGTTAAGGACAGCAACGGCAAAATGGTTTCGGTAAGCTACTGGATAAAGCATTACGAAGAGCCAAGCGAAGAATACGGAATCAGCGGCGGCAGAATTTCCAAGCTGATGTTAAAGCAGGAAGGCAGGGTCGTTTACAACTACGACCGGGGCGAGGACGTTGAACCTCAGACCCCCGAAGCTGAAAAGGCGATTGCAATAATGATACACGAATACAACTGAACATTTGCGAAAGCCGCCTGCGGGCGGTTTTCCTCGTTCTGGGGGTGATGATATAAGAAAGCTGAAAAAGTACAAGCCGACAAAATTCAAGCTTAAATCTTCAGTCTACGATAAATCCGCTGCGGATTATGCCGTGGCTTTCATTGAGAACCTCTGCCACACCAAGGGCACATGGGCCGGAAAGCCGTTCGAGCTTATCGACTGGCAGGAGCAGATTATACGTGACCTTTTTGGAACGCTGAAGCCGAACGGTTACCGACAGTTCAATACGGCATACATTGAGATACCGAAGAAGCAGGGCAAATCCGAGCTTGCCGCCGCTGTTGCGCTGCTCCTCACCTGCGGCGATGGAGAGGAACGCGCCGAGGTTTACGGTTGCGCCGCTGACAGACAGCAGGCGGCTATCGTGTTCGATGTGGCGGCAGATATGGTGCGAATGTGTCCTGCGCTGTCAAAGCGAGTGAAGATTTTAGCGTCACAGAAGCGACTGATATACACACCAACGAACTCGTTCTATCAGGTGTTGTCCGCTGAAGCGTACAGTAAGCACGGCTTCAATATCCACGGAGTTGTGTTTGACGAGCTGCACACCCAGCCGAACCGCAAGCTGTTTGATGTAATGACCAAAGGCTCCGGTGACGCGAGAATGCAGCCGCTGTATTTTCTAATCACTACCGCAGGAACTGACACCCACAGCATTTGCTACGAAACTCACCAGAAAGCCAAGGATATAATCGAGGGTCGGAAAATCGACCCTACTTTTTATCCCGTGATTTACGGCGCAGATGAATCGGACGACTGGACAGACCCGAAAGTCTGGAAGAAAGCAAATCCGAGCCTTGACATTACGGTCGGAATAGATAAGGTCAAAGCCGCCTGCGAATCGGCAAAGCAGAACCCAGGCGAGGAAAATGCTTTCCGACAGCTGCGTCTGAACCAATGGGTAAAGCAGGCGGTTCGATGGATGCCGATGGAGAAATGGGACAAGTGCGCATTCTCCGTTGATGAGGACGAACTTGAGGGGCGCGTCTGCTACGGCGGCCTTGACCTTTCTTCAACAACGGATATAACGGCATTCGTGCTTGTTTTCCCGCCTTTGGACAATGAGGATAAATACATCATTCTGCCGTATTTCTGGATTCCAGAGGATAATCTGACCCTGCGTGTAAACCGCGACCATGTTCCCTACGATGTGTGGGAGCGACAAGGTTATTTGCAGACAACCGAGGGTAATGTAGTGCATTACGGCTTTATTGAAAAATTCATCGAGAAACTCGGCGAACGTTTCAATATCCGTGAGATAGCCTTTGACCGTTGGGGTGCGGTTCAGATGGTGCAGAACCTTGAGGGCATGGGTTTTACCGTAGTGCCTTTCGGGCAGGGTTTCAAGGATATGTCCCCTCCGACAAAGGAACTGATGAAACTGGTTCTTGAACAGAAGATAGCCCACGGCGGTCACCCTGTTCTGCGGTGGAACATGGACAATATCTACATTCGCACCGACCCTGCCGGAAACATCAAGGCTGACAAGGAAAAGTCCACAGAGAAGATTGACGGCGCTGTAGCAACAATTATGGCGCTTGACCGTGCTATCCGCTGTGGGAACGACCACGGGGCGAGTGTTTATGATGAAAGAGGAATACTTTTTATCTGATGCGTATAATCTTATTGACAAAGTAGCATAATTGTGATATAATATGACTACCAACATAGGAGGTGTTTTTTATGACAAACTCTATTTCAATAAGACCGTCAAAGGACATTCGCACTAATTACGCTCAGATTTCCGCACTTACAAGGGATAATCCGGTAGCAATCACGGTTAACGGCAAGGAGGATACTGTACTTCTTAGCCATGAGGATTATCAGCAGACTATGCACTATATTTCGGAGCTTGAAGAAAAGCTTGCTTTGTACGCTCACCTTGCGCAAAGCATGGACGACATAAAGCTTGGAAGAGTCCACAGCGCCGATGATGTATTCAACGATTTAATAAGCGACCTGGAGAACCTTGACGTATGAATTGCAGAGTAATATTCACTGATACGGCAGAAGCTGATCTTCGCGATATAGCCTTTTATATTGCAAAGCAGTCAAAGGATAAGAATATTGCGATCCGTTTTGTAAACAAGCTAAGAGAAAAATGCAAAAATCTCGAAATACTGCCGGAAAGCGGCTCGCTACCAAAGGACAGGGTTCTTGTGAGTAACGGATATCGTTTTCTTATTCATGATAATTACCTTATGTTTTATTATTATGTCAAGGAAGAAAACACGGTATACGTTAATGCGGTTTTCAACGCAAAGCGAGATTACACTCGCGTGATGAAAAAGTTTATATAACGCAATAGAATAATTGTTAAGCATCTGTCAGCATGGCAGGTGCTTTTCTTATGCCAATTTTACGAAAGGACTGGCCACATGAAGATTTTCAGCAGCTTATTCCATTCCAGGGACAAGCCCAAAAACAGCACAGCCGGCAGCGCATACCGCTTTTACATGGGCAGTTCTACCGCAGGAAAGAACGTCACCGAGCGTTCCGCAATGCAGATGACTGCTGTGTATTCCTGCGTTAGAGTGCTGTCGGAGGCAGTGGCAGGATTACCCTTGCACGTTTACAAATATCGTTCGGACGGTGGTAAAGAGAAAGCGATTAACCACTCCTTGTACCGCCTGCTCCACGATGAACCGAACCCCGAAATGACCTCGTTTGTTTTCCGTGAAACGCTTATGACGCACCTGCTACTGTGGGGAAACGCATATGCGCAGATTATCCGCAATGGAAAGGGCGAGGTCATTGCTCTGTACCCGCTTATGCCAAACCGAATGACGGTTGACCGCGATTCAAGCGGAAAGCTGTACTACAAATACTACCGTGGTTCAGATGAAGCAATCCGCAATAAAGAATATGAGGTCGTTCTCTCACCTTACGATATTCTGCATATCCCCGGTCTTGGCTTTGACGGGCTTGTGGGTTACTCGCCGATTGCAATGGCGAAGAACGCTATCGGGCTTGCAATTGCGACCGAGGAGTTCGGCGCTAAGTTCTTTGCGAACGGCGCAGCGCCAAGTGGCGTGCTTGAACACCCAGGTACGATTAAGGACCCGACAAAGGTTCGTGAAGCGTGGCAGTCGCAGTTCGGCGGCAGCTCCAACAGCGGAAAAGTCGCTGTGCTTGAAGAAGGTATGAAATACACCCCAATCAGTATTTCTCCGGAGCAGGCACAGTTCCTTGAAACACGCAAATTTCAGATAAACGAAATTGCTCGAATTTTCAGAGTACCGCCTCACATGGTCGGCGACCTTGAAAAATCGAGCTTTTCTAATATCGAGCAGCAGTCCCTTGAATTCGTGAAATACACGCTTGAACCCTGGCTTGTGCGGTGGGAACAGAGCATGATTCGTTCGCTCCTCACTCCAAGCGAGAAGCAGGAGTATTTTATCAAGTTCAATGTTGACGGACTGCTGCGCGGCGACTACGCAAGCCGCATGAGCGGGTACGCTACCGCAAGGCAGAACGGTTGGATGTCCGCAAACGACATTCGGGAGCTTGAAAACCTCGACCGCATTCCTGCCGAGGACGGCGGCGACCTATATCTCATAAACGGCAATATGACTAAGCTGGCTGACGCAGGTATCTTTGCGGCAGACAGTAGAAAGGAGGATTCCGATGAAGAAGTTCTGGAAGTGGACGAACAAGATAGTGAAGAACGAGGAAACGCAGGAGCAGAACCCGGAGAGAACGCTGTTCCTAAACGGCACTATCGCTGATGAAAGCTGGTTTGACGATGACGTCACACCGCAGCTTTTCAAAGAGGAGCTGTTGTCCGGCAGCGGAGATATTACCGTCTGGATTAACTCGCCCGGTGGGGACTGCGTTGCGGCGGCGCAAATCTACAATATGCTGATGGACTACAAGGGAAACGTCACGGTGAAAATCGATGGCATAGCCGCAAGCGCTGCTTCGGTTATTGCAATGGCGGGAAACAAGGTGCTTATGTCCCCTGTTTCAATGCTGATGATACACAACCCTATGACGGTGGCGATGGGAGATACCGCCGAAATGCAGAAAGCAATTGAAATGCTGTCCGAGGTCAAGGAGAGCATTATAAACGCTTATGAAATCAAGACCGGAATGAGCCGAGCGAAAATCTCGCATCTCATGGACGCAGAAACATGGATGAATGCAAACAAAGCGGTGGAACTCAGCTTTGCTGACGGTATTCTTGCCCGAGAAGAACCGAACGAAGCGCCTGCCGCAGATTCGTTGGTGTATTCCGAAGCGCAGGTGGTAAATTCCCTTATGGGAAGAATCACGGAAAAGTGTAGAATTGCGCCGAAAATCGAACATAAAGCAAAAGCCGAGGATTTGTTTTCCCGGCTTGATTTGATTAAGAACTGGAGGTAACGAAAATGACAATTCTTGAACTGCGCGAAAAGCGCAACAAGGCATGGGAAGCCGCAAAGGCATTTGTTGAAACCAAGCGCGACAAGGACGGACTTCTGTCCGCAGAGGACGCTGCTTCTTATGCTGAAATGGAGCAGAAAATTAAGGACTACGGCGCTGAAATCGAGCGTATGGAGCAGATGGCGGCTATGGACGCGCAGCTTTCCAAGCCTACGTCAGCACCTCTCACCGCAAAGCCGTTGAACGGTGACAAGCCAAAGTCCGGCAGAGCAAGTGATGAGTACAGGGCGGCAATGCTGAACGCTCTCCGCACGAATTTCAGACAGGTTTCCGATGTGCTTTCCGAGGGCGTTGACGCAAACGGCGGTTATCTCGTCCCCGAGGAATACGACAGCCGCCTTATCGACACGCTGACTGAGGAAAACATCATGCGAAAGCTGGGTCACACCATCACTACCAGCGGCGAACACAAGATAAATATTGCGGCAACAAAGCCCGCCGCAGCGTGGATTGACGAGGGCGGCGCGCTGTCTTTCGGGGACGCTACTTTTGCGCAGATCAACCTTGACGCGCACAAGCTGCACGTTGCGGTTAAGGTGACCGAGGAGTTGCTCTACGACAACGCTTTCGGGCTTGAAAGCTACATAATCGAGCAGTTCGGCAAGGCATTGTCCAATGCGGAGGAGGACGCTTTTCTCAACGGCGATGGAGTTGGCAAGCCCCTCGGACTTTTCTCCGACAAGGGCGGCGGCGAGGTTGCTGTCATTGCGGCGAGCGCCACTGCAATAACCGCAGACGAAATCATCAACCTTGTGTACTCCCTCAAGCGCCCCTACCGCAAGAATGCAAAGTTCATCATGAATGACCAGACTGTCGCGGCGCTCCGCAAGCTGAAAGACAACAACGGCGCATATCTCTGGCAGCCGTCACTCCAGGCGGGCGAGGTCGACAGGCTGTTCGGCTATGAGGTTTACACATCTCCGTATGTCCCCATAATCGCCGCAGGAAAGCCCGTAATCGCATTCGGTGATTTCAGCTACTACAACATCGGCGACCGTGGAACTCGTTCCTTTGCGGAACTCAAGGAGCTGTACGCAGGAAACGGCATGGTGGGCTTTGTGGCAAAGGAGCGCGTTGACGGCAAGCTGATTCTCCCCGAAGCAGTACAGATTCTGAAGATGAAAGCCGGCTCGGGTTCGTGATGAATGAACTGCTTACCAAAGTAAAACAGAACCTCATACTTGAACACTCGGCGGACGATGAACTCATAAGCGGGTTCATCACCGCCGCTGTTTCCTATGCCGAAAGCTATCAGCATATCGAGCAGGGCTATTACACGAATAATCCCATGCCGCCCACCACGGAACAGGCGGTAATAATGCTGTCCTCGCATTTTTACGAATCGAGGGACGGCAGTACCGGCGGATTTTTCGGGGACAATGTTCAAGCTGGAAAACAGGTGTGGGATACCGTAAATATGCTCCTGCGTTTGGACAGGCGGTGGAAAGTATGAGTTTCGGAAAGATGAACACGCAGATACAGATAACGCAGAAACAGGTCACGCTTGATGACGAGGGTTTTCAGACTGAATGCGATGTTGTTTTAGCAACAGTCAGAGCCTATCGGGAGGGGCAGCACGGCAGCGATAAATGGGCGAACAGAGCCGCTTTTTCCGAAGCTGCCGACCTGTTCCGTTTTCGCACTATTCCGGGAGTGAAAATCTCCACGGATATGCGATTGCTCTGCGGCAATTCTGTATTTGAGATTACCTCTGTGGAAGATGTTAAGGGTCGCGGAATGTATATTGAAGCGCTTGCAAAGGAGGTGAAGCCGAGTGGCTAAAGCTGATGTTAAAATGCCCGATGAATTCCTTTCGAGGATTTCTCGGCTTGGAGCGCAGACCGACAGCATTGCCGAAAAGGTTTTGCAGGCGGGCGGTGAGGTTGCTCTCGCAAAGGTCAAAAGTAATCTGAAATCCGTTGTAGGTTCGGGAACGAAAAGCAAATCCCGCTCCACAGGAGAACTCGAACGGTCGCTCGGCTTATCTCCGGTTATGGTCGATAAAAATGGAAATCATGACATCAAGGTTGGATTCTCCGAGCCGAGGACGGACGGCGGCAGTAATGCGAAGATTGCAAACATTCTGGAATACGGAACAAGCAGTCATTTGGCGAAACCGTTTCTGAAACCTGCAAAATCCGCTGTGAAAAAGCAGTGCGTGGAGGCCATGAAATCCGCATTTGAAAAGGAGGTTGAGGGGCTGTGAGTCTGCTTTCAGAACTCTCTGCGATAGCCAAAAAGCTGAAACTCCCGGCGCAGACAGCGGTGTATTCCGGTAACGCTCCCGATGAATACTTGGTGTTCACTCCGCTATACGACAGCTTTGAACTTCATGCAGATAATACGCCGACTGCCGATGTGCAGGAAGTGCGGATTTCACTTTTCACAAAAGGAAACTACACCCGCACTGTAAGCAGGATTGTAAAGGCTCTGCTCTGCGCCGATATTACCGTAACCGCCCGAAAGTATGTCGGTCATGAGGACGATACGGGCTATCATCATTATGCCGTTGATACGGCGAAAAACTATGAAATGGAGGAGATATAAATGGCAACAATAGGTCTTGACAAGCTGTTCTACGCAGAAATTACCGAGGACAGCGACGGCAGCGAAACCTACGGAGTTCCCGCTTCGCTTGCAAAGGCGATTTCGGCTGACCTTTCCGTGGAGCTTGCGGAAGCAACGTTATATGCTGATGACGGCGCTTCCGAAATCGTCAAGGAGTTCAAGAGCGGTACGCTTTCCCTTGGCGTTGACGATATAGGAAATGATGCGGCTTCGGTTCTGACGGGCGCTACCATCGACAGCAACAACGTGGTCATTTCCACCAGCGAGGACGGCGGCAAGCCCGTGGCTATCGGGTTTCGGGCGAAGAAATCCAACGGCAAGTACCGCTATTTCTGGCTGTACAGAGTGAAGTTCGGTATTCCGTCAACCTCGCTTGCCACAAAGGGCGACAGTATAACGTTTTCCACGCCTACAATCGAGGGTACTGTTCTCCGCAGAAACAAGCCGGACGGCAACGGAAAGCACCCGTGGAAAGCGGAAGCGACCGAGGGCGAGAAGAACGTTCCGGACAGTGTAATCACGGGTTGGTACAAGTCTGTGTATGAACCCACATTCACGGCAAAGCCTGCTGAAACAGGCAAGTAACGGAGGTATGAGCAATGACGAATGAACGCAGTTCTTTAATAACGATCGGCGGTGAGCAGTACGAAATGATTCTCACCACCAGAGCGACAAAGGCTATCTCTAATCGCTATGGTGGACTGGATAACCTCGGTGACAAGCTGATGAGGTCCGAGAATATGGAGATGGCGCTTGATGAGATAATCTGGCTGATAACTCTGCTTTGCAATCAAAGCATTGAGATACATAATCTCAGAAACAGCGATAAAAAGCCGCTTCTCACCGAGGAAACCGTGGAACTTCTGACCTCTCCCGGCGAGCTTGCAGAGTACAAGGACACTATCACCGAAGCTATGCTGAAAGGCACGAAGCGGAATATCGAAAGTGAAGATACCTCAAAAAACGCAGTAACAGCCGGGTGAACGACGCAGAACTATTCACCCGGCTGTTCTATTACGGAACAGCGCAGCTGCACCTATTTTCGGAAGAGGTGTGGCTTATGCCGTTCGGCTTTCTGATGGATCTGTGGGAGTGTCATAAGCAGTTTATGGGTATCTCCAAACCCAAGCATGAAGCGGATATTGATGAGGTTGTGCCGATGGGGATATAGAAAAACAGCCCCGCTATAACAGCAGGGCTGAAATGCTATTCGCTTTCGGTTAATCTGCTGATAAAGTCAGCAGGTGAATAAACAGGAATTTCGGCTGCGGTGTAATCCCTGAGATTTCTTGTTATGATGCAGTCTGCGCCTATTCGTTTTGCAGTTTCAATCATTACTGCATCTTCAAAATCCTTGGTTTCTGCACCGAGTGCAATCTGGCAGTCAACCGCAAATGTATCGGCAATATCAAAGAGCACAAACAGTTTATGTATGCATTCTTTGGTAAGAGCGTCATTGTGCAGACTTCTGCGTAGAATATAGAAAATATCCGTTATGGACTTGGCGGTCAATACTCCGCAGAACTGTCGGTTGGAAACTGCAAGAAACAATTTCTGCGCGTCTGCCGAAAAAGGTTCACGATTCTGAAGAGCGTCAATTATAACACAGGTGTCTATAACGGCGGTCATATGTTATCCAGCCTTTCATCGCGGGCTTCTTCAACAGTAACATCAGCGGGAATTACTCCAAACAGTGACCTTGCCATTTCAACCCTGTCGGCATTCGGATTGGTGAGCTTTGCGATCACCTTTCCGTTTTTGGTAATAAACACATCTTCTGTTTCGGCGAGCATAAGGTATTTGCCTAAGTTCATTTTAAGTTCGGTTGCTGTAACTGACATAAAAACGCACCTCCTGCTTTCAATAGTATGTGGTGTTCTGATTACATTATACATCATTCGTTCGATTTTGTCAATTGTTTCGTTCGATTTTTGTGAGGGAATATTGAATTTTTATTGTTTTTTAAAAGTGGTTGAAAAAAGTCGAGGTGCGTGGTATAATGTATTGTAAAGAGGAGATTATCTGCTCGATAAATCGGAATTTAGGGGAGGTTGTCATGAAAAGGGAATTAGGAATAGCTCGCTGTGGTTTGGCTTGCTGTTTGTGTTCGGAGAATGTAACCTGCAAAGGATGTAAACGGGATGGATTCATGGAACTATCTTGGTGTAAGGATGCAGAATGGTGTGAGGTTCGCAGATGCGGAATCGATAAGAATCTAAACGGCTGTTATGAGTGTGAGCCTGCGGAATGCCGTAAAGGTCTATTTGCAGAAAAGATCAAGGCAAGAGCTTTTTCTGAATTTGCTCGCAGGTATGGTGTTGAAGAACTTTTGAACTGCCTTGAAAGGAATGAGCAAGCGGGTATCGTTTATCATCGGGAAGGAATTATGGGTGATTATGATGATTTTGATAATCTTGAGGAACTGATAAATTATATCAAAACGGGAACAAGGTAAATTCCAATTTATCGAGCACTTTAACACAATAAAGGAACACCAACCTGGTCGCTCCTTTTCCTATACTCCACGAGCCGCAAGGCTCTTTTTTTATGCCCTTTTTTCGAGGAGGTGAAACAGAATGTCCGAAAATTTCGGTCTGAAAATAGGTCTTGAGGGCGAGCGTGAATTCAAGAAATCCCTCGCCGAGATAAACAATTCTTTCAAGGTACTAGGCTCCGAAATGAAGCTTGTAGACTCCCAGTTCGACAAGAACGACAGATCCGCCGAGGCTCTCACAGCGCGAAACCAGGTGCTGAACAAGGAAATCGAGCAGCAGAAGCAGAAAATCGAAACGCTTCGTTCCGCTCTCGCCAATGCCGCCGAGTCATTCGGCGAAAACGACCGCCGCACACAAAGCTGGCAGATACAGCTGAACAATGCGCAGGCGGCTCTGAACGGCATGGAGAGTGAACTGAATTCCAACAACACTGCCCTTGAAAAAGCTGACAAGGGCTTTGACGAAGCAGGAGATGAAGCAAAGGATTTCTCCAATTCCGTCAAGAAAGCCGCAGACACCAGCGAGGACGCTGACGGAAAGCTGAGCAAACTCGGGGATACCGCAAAGAAAATAGGCGCGGCTCTCGGCGCTGCTGCGGCAGCGGTCGGAACAGCCTGCGTTGCCGCAGGAAAAAAGCTGTGGGACATGGCGAACGAGGTAGGCTCAGCGGGTGACCAGATTGACAAGACCTCGCAGAAAATCGGCATAAGCGCCGAAAGCTACCAGAAGTGGGGCTATGTGTTCGAGCGCTGCGGCGCAGATGTAAACAACCTACAGACGGGCATGAAAAAGCTGTCCACCGTCATTACGGACGCGGCGGGTGGCTCGGATTCCGCTGCCGAAAAGCTGTCCGCTGTCGGACTTTCCATTGAGGAACTGAACGGTAAATCCCAGGACGAACAGCTGAGCATGGTAATCACAGCTCTGCAAGGCATGGAAGCAGGCGCAGAGCGTACCGCCGCCGCAAACGACCTCCTCGGAAAATCCGCTGTGGACATGGCGGCAGTCCTGAACACAAGCGTAGAGGAAACCGAGCGTCTGAAGCAGGAAGCCGAGGATTACGGCATGGTTATGAGCAACGAAGCGGTAGCTGCGTCCGCTGCTTTTGAGGACAGCCTTACCAAGCTGTCGCACACGGCAGGCGGTCTGAAGAACCGCATGGTGGGAGAACTCCTGCCGGGAATAACGCAGATCACAGACGGTCTTGCCGACCTCCTCGCAGGCAACGAGCAAGCGGCGGACGAACTGAAAAGCGGCGTTACATCAGTTATCGACACTATCCGAACGCTGATTCCGCAGTTTGCGGAACTCATCACCTCCATTGCGGGAGCGGTCCTAGAAAGCGCTCCTGGTATCATCAAGGCGCTTGCTGATGGACTTCTGTCGGCTATCTCGGAACTCACTCCGACCATCGCCAGAATTGTGACCGAGATTATTTCGGCTCTAGTGGGACTTCTGCCGCAGATAGTTTCGGCGGGAGCGGATATTCTGTTGTCGCTCATCAAGGGCATTGCGGACACGATTCCACAGCTTGTTCCGCAGATAGTCGCTGTTGTCGTGGAGATAGTGAAAACGCTTGTGGACAACCTGCCGCTTATTTTGGACGCAGCTTTACAGCTTATAACGGGACTTGCACAGGGTATTTTAGATTCACTGCCAGTTCTTATTGAAGCCTTGCCGCAGATAATCACGGGAATTGTGGACTTTCTCATCGGCGCGATACCGCAGATAATCGAAGCGGGAATACAGCTTCTAACCTCGCTTGTTACGGCTCTGCCGGATATAATTGCGGCAATCGTGGAGGTAATTCCGCAGATAATTGACGGGATAATCAAGGCGGTGATTTCCGCAATTCCGCTTATCATCGAAGCAGGAATTAAGCTGCTTGTCGCGCTTGTGCAGAACCTGCCGACAATCATCACGACCATTGTTGCGGCTATTCCACAGATAATTTCAAGCGTTATAGACGCTGTTATCGGAGCAATTCCGCAGCTTGTTGCGGCGGGCGTTCAGCTGTTTATTGCGCTGATTGAAAATCTCCCGACTATTATTGTAGAGATAGTCAAGGCAATTCCGCAAATCATAAGCGGCATTGTTGACGCATTCGGCAGCTACTTCGGCAAGATGGCGGATGTCGGCGGCAACCTGCTGAAAGGTTTGTGGCAGGGCATTTCTGACGCAGGCGCATGGCTCTGGAATCAGATAAGCGGTTTCTTTGGCGGCATTGTTGACGGTATCAAGGACTTCTTCGGAATACATTCGCCGTCAAAATTGTTTGCGAACCTCGGCGGCTTTATGGCAGAGGGACTTGGCGAGGGCTTCGGCGATGAGATGAAGGACGTTTCAAAAAGTATGCAGAACGCTATCCCATCAGATTTTGACCTCGACATGAATGGCACGGTTTCAGGCTTTAACGGAGTGCAGACGCAGGCGTTTGACATTACAATTCCACTGAGTGTTGACGGAGTTCCGCTGACTAAGGTAATATCCAGAATACAGTGGAATCAGAACAAGGTGACGGTAAGGAATGCGGGGGCGGTGTGATGGTTGAGATAATCGTGACTGAAAACGGAAATGTTTGTGGTGTGTTTACACGGGTGATTTCTGCATCGCTTACCGACAGTCTGAACGGAGAATGCACCTTTCAGTTTTCCGTGATTTCATCGATGGCTTCGGAGATATTCACGGGACTGGAGGTACAGCTGAAAAGCGACACTCTGAACTACCTTTTCAATGTTGTGAAAGTGTCGAAATCGCTCTCCGGCGGCATTGCGATTTGCACCGTTGAGTGCGAACACAAGTCCTACGAACTTAACAACGATGAATACAAGCTGAATGAATTTGATTTCGAGGGCGCTCCGGGTGAGTGCCTTATTTCTTTATTACAAGGCACTTCGCTGACCGCCGGAATTTGCGACCAGACCGTTCCGATAAAGCTGAAAATCAATCGAGAATGTACTCGCCGAGCCGCCTTAATGCAGCTAATTGCGCTCTGCGGCGGTGAAATTGAGTACAACGGGACGGAAATAAATATCCGTTCCCACAGAGGTTCGCAGGACTACATCGGCATTATGGACGGAAAAAATGTGTCCGACCTCACGATGGAAACCGATAACCGCTCCGGTACTACAAATTACGGACTAACGCTCTACAAGAACGTCAATTTCTCGGTCGGCGACAACGTGCAGATAGTGTTCCACCCGTTCAACCTCAACGTAAACACCCGCATAATTGCCATGAGTTTCAATCCGTACAACCGCCGTGAAATTTCAATCGAGGTCGGAGATTACCGTCCGAGCATTTCTGACAATCTCTATCAGATGGAGCAGAAAACGAACGAGATACGCAAGGACGTGGGCGAATCCACTGCGGAACTGAAAACCGCGACAAACAGCGCAGATATTTCGGTTACGGAGAAGTCACAAAGGCTGTTCCGAATTACTTACAATGCGATTCAAGCGACATACGCGGCGTTCTGCTCGACGGTGAAATTCGTCATTTCAGCCGCAGGAACTCTTGCGTTCATTCTGAAAAAGAACGAAAACGAAGTCATGCGGTATGAGGAGTATTTCAGCGAGGGACCGCACACCAAGACCTACACCTATCCGTTCACATCGGAAGTCGGTCAAAATACCATGTCACTCAGCGTGGTTTCGGCTGACGGCGCAGAGGGCAAGTTTCCGAAAATGCAGACCTGGGGCTATGTAATGGGCGCTTACCTTGCAGGAGATACTCCGTGGGACGGTTACATTGAAGCCCGCGAGGGCGAGGTTCATTTTACTATGCGCCGAACCGTCAGAAAGTCGCTTGTTCGTACATCGGATACTCTGCTGTTTGAGATTCTCAAGTCACATAAGTTCAAGTTCAGCGAACCTATGCCAGCTTTCATTAAACGTGAGAGGGAGAGAAAAACGCTTGAACCCACCGTCAGAGCGGTATTCCCCGACGCATGGAGTCCGAAGATAATCACACCGCCGCCTATCACCGTGGTGAATGTATCGAACAGAAAGCTGTATCTTGAACTGCGAAATCCCGTCAAGGCTGATGAAATAGCAGTTTCTGCGTTCACCATGATAGTCACAACCGAAAAAGAAACTGTGCGCTTGCAGCCGATTTCTGCTGATTTCGGCGTGGGTGATTTCGGCAGTACGATTTGGCTTGCGTTCGGAAGTTCCGTGATGAAAGACAGCGTTCAGAGTATTACGCTGCTGTATGACGGAGATGTCGGAAATCTGACCGATGTTCTGAACAATGCGCCGTGTAACAGTTTCCAGACATCGTTTATTTATTCACCATTCGAGGAGGAAGAAACATGATAAAAGGACGCGCGACCATTCAGCTTTTTGACGAAAAGACGGGCGAGGTAGTCCGTGAACTGCATGAGGAAAACATGATAACCAACGCAGTGGACACGATTCTCAACCCGCCCGATTACATCGAAATCGGCATAGATTCCGACAACGACCGCAGCTTTAATATGCTGCGTGATTTTGCGGGAAACATTGCCGATACTGCGTTCCGTGGGGTTATAGTCTGCCGTGACAAAATCCCCGAGGACGGAAACAATATGATGTTACCTTGGACGAACGAGGAGATAGGTCACGCAGGAATAGCCAACACGAACACGGACACGAGTATCGGCACTTACAACGCCAACGAAAGCGGTCGCATTGAGAACGGCAAAGGTTACCGCCATGTGTGGGACTTTGCTTCGGACAAGGCAAACGGAGAGATAAGCTGTATCTGCCTTACCACCAAGGACGGCGGCACAAACGGAATGCACCATTCCTACTGGAATCTGTCTTGCGGAGGAACTGACCTTAACAGCAGTTCTCTGGACTCATTCAAGCAGGCATATCACACTATTGTCGGGCGGTATATTCCGGATTCGCAGTTCAATTGCGGGGTTTTCAAGTGGTTTTACATGGGCAGGCTGTCCAATGGAAATGTGCGGCTTCTCGGAAAGCATATCCATGACGGGTGCATTTACGAGGTCGTTATGTTCGACCCCATGTCCATAAGCGTAAGCACGGAAAAGCCGTTCTGCGGCATTATAAGCGTGAAGAAAGTTATAGAGCTGTTCCCGGCGGCAGAGCGTATTCCTAATTCGACCTATGATAACAGCTATCATCACGGTGGTTATTACTACGACTGTAATACGAGCAATATAAAAAACCTGCCTGCGGAAGAAATTGAGAAGCTAAAGAGCGACTGGGAAAGTGATCCTCAGTGGCTGGCGTTCTTCCCCTATGTGATTGGGGACAAGATACATATCGTTGCAACCTCGCTCCAACATATTCATCATTACATTTTTGACTTGGACACTTTTGTGCAGATTTCCAAGAAGGTAATTGAAACAGATGCGCCTTTGCAGAATTACGGAGTTGGTATCAATAATGTGTATGCTTCGGGGGTTTCGGGAAGTTACAGATGGTTTTACGGCGCGGGTGTGAACGGCGATTACTGCAATGCTCTAAGCGCCTTTGAGTGGGACGATAAGTACTTCGTTATTACTAAATATCCGCTGATAGACGGCACAGAAGCGACAGGAACAAACAACTTCGGGCAGCTGCGCATATTCACAAAGGACGGTAAATCCACGGGCAAAACATGGCAGTATGTCGCTGACGGAACGCTCTCTAATATGACGGCGGCGAGCTTCTGGGGATTTTATGTTGACGAAAAGACGAACACTCCGCTTGTGATTTGCGATAGCTGCAACATTTCCTATTCACTGCTTGCCCTTGAGATAATCAAAAGCGGCGAGGATTACGGCAGATACAGAATGCGGTTCTCTGCTCCGACTTATGGAAACAGTTATCTGTATTCGTATGCGAATATCATCAAGACAGACGGACTTAACCTGCCGCTGTATATTCTGCCGTACTATCCATATTCAAGCGGTAGTCAGCATTTCTTCGGCTTTGCGCTTGGAATCTGCAAGCTGTGCCTTACCACAATAAACAACCTGTCCGAGCCGGTGCGAAAACTGGACGGGCAGGTCATGAAAATAACTTACGATATCGTTGACGAATGATTGGAGGGATCATTATGAGAGAATTCTGGAACACAATTCAGCTTATTTTTACGGCGGTCGGCGGGTGGCTCGGCTGGTTTCTCGGAGGGAGCGACGGTTTGCTTTTTGCGCTTATTGCCTTTGTGGTGATCGACTACATAACCGGAGTGATGTGCGCTATATCGGACAAGAAGCTGTCAAGCGCAGTCGGGTTCAAGGGAATATGCAGAAAGGTGCTTATCTTCGCTCTGGTCGGCGGCGGGCATATTCTTGACACACGGGTTATTGGCGCAGGTTCTGTTCTGCGCACTGCGGTGATATTCTTCTATCTGTCGAACGAGGGTATTTCGCTGCTTGAGAACGCCGCTCACCTTGGTTTGCCCGTTCCGAAGAAGCTGAAAGATGTGCTGGAGCAGCTGCATAAGCGTTCGGAAAAGGAGGACGATGATGAAGATTAAAGGTGTTGATTTGAGTTACTGCCAGGAGGGTATCAGCTTTCCTGCGCTGAAACAGGCTGGTGTGAAATTCGCAATTATCCGTGCGGGCTTTTCCACGAAGAAAGATGTGACTATGGGTAAGTTCGTGGCGGACTGCAAGAAACACAGCATTGACTACGGATTTTACTGGTACAGCTATGCAATGAGCGTTGAACAGGCAGAGGCTGAAGCCGAGAAATGTATTTCTGTGATTAAGGGACTGTCCCCGACATATCCCGTATTCTTCGACATGGAGGAGAAAAATCAGATCAGCGGTCTGAATACGGACACACGCACAAAGATGGCAATTGCTTTCTGTGAAAAGATAAGTCAGGCGGGATTCAAGCCTGGAATTTACGCAAATCCGTCTTTTATGGAGAACTATTACGACAAGAGCAGGATTGTCGACAGGTACGACATCTGGCTTGCCCACTGGACGAACAGCCCCGACTGTCCGTCAAAGTACAACTATTGTCAGACAATGTGGCAGTGGGGACTAGACAGAATAGGCGGATACGATGTTGACGGTGATATCTGCTTTACCGATTACGGCAAGAAAAAGCCTGTCGAGAAAACTATAGATCAGCTTGCTGACGAGGTGCTTGCCGGCAAGTGGGATAACGGTGCAGAGCGTGAAAGGCTGCTTACTGCCGCAGGATACGACTACAGTGCGGTTCAGAAAAGGGTGAACGAAATACTCAACAAGAAAACCGTTGACGAGATTGCAAACGAGGTTATTCGTGGCGAATGGGGCAACGGCGCTGAACGCAAGGAGAAACTCACTGCGGCAGGATATGACTATTTTGCTGTGCAGAAGCGTGTAAACGAAATGCTCTGATAAAACTTAATACCATACAGCAGCAATGCCCACCTTGGATTGATTTCCTTAGTGGGCATTAAATTTCATTCGGAACAAGAAATTGACATAATGTGCTCTGAAAATGTTAAGACAAAGTGATTTTAGTGTGTTATAATAAAATCACAAACACAAAGGAGGTTTGCATATGGCAGGCAGAAATATGTTGAATATTGCTCTAGACTATATTGACGAGCACATCGAATGGAAACCCAACGAGATAATTTTGGGAGTAAGTAAGCAGACAGGGTTTAACTCAAAGTTTTATAAGAACTGTTTTGACGCAGTCTTAGATGAGAGTCTTTTCCTCTATATAAAAATGAGAAAAATCTTCTTCATCTGTAGGAAAATAAAGGAAAACCCTACATATCCATTAAATCACCTTGCTCTTGATTTTGGCTATAGTGCAGAGTCTGCTATGAGCAGAGATTTCCGTCATATAGTAGATTTCACACCAAAACAAGTACTAAAAGAAAATAAGTCCGCGCCTGACAACAGGATAAATCTGACGGTTACACGGACAGAGTCGGTATCGGAAATGGAGGAAATAATATTGAATAAGGAAGCGCTGCGAGAAGAATTTATCGAAATTCCAGATGAATTCGTAGATATACAGAACGAATTTGGCTTTTCGATGGATACTTGTAATATGATAGCAGAACTTGCTGAAAGACTGGGAATGCCGCTTTACCATTTCGCAAGCAGCTGTTTTGACCAGATGGTTAGCTTTCAAAGTGATAGTGATTATATTAGACCTGAAATCGAAAAGTGCATAGACCTTGAGCTTACATCAGAAGCAGAATTAAAGGCAATCTGTGAGTTTTTTGATTGCAAGTACTATGAGGTCGACAGAAGAATGGTATGGTTCTATCGTGATAGAACCGGAAAGGAATGCTTGGATAATAATGATTAATTTTGCAACTATATTGAAGCCACATAAGAATATGAAACCTGGCGGTGGCTACTGCCAGCATGGTGTGGGATATGATCTTGAATATCAAACTGAGATAGGTGAAGACGAAGTCCTTATTACAGCAGCAATTCGCATAAAAGCTAAAACTAAAAGTGGTAAGAAAATCTTGAGTTCTATGACTGAGAAACAGACATCCCCACTAAAAACTATGATACAGAAAGTCGAAAGAGAAAACAAGATTGATGTTCGCGAAGGAAAGGGAATGCCGTTGTATCCAAAGCTAGACAATTTGTTTGATTAGCATGCTTAATCTTGTAAAATCATCTCTATATTAAAAATCTATTCTTGTTACCCACTGAGGATTTTTTCCTTGGTGGGTAATTTTTTTATTTTTGGTTCGGAAATCTTGAATAGCTGTCCTTTTATAGTTGAAAGCATATTTATGCGAACCACTTACGGTATTCCTGTCAATTGAACAGCAGCGTAGTGGTTCAGAATGGAGGATTTACAATGAAAGAAATGACAACCGGAGAAAAGTACCTGCTCACAATAAAGGAAGCGGGTGAGTATTTCAACATCGGGGTAAAGAAAATGCGTCGACTTGCGGAGGAAAATCTCGGTGTGTTCTCGGTTTACAGCGGAAATCGGTATCTCATAAACCGCACAAAATTCGAGGAATTTCTCTGCAATACTTCTACGATCTGATTTTGTTTTATCTGCCGTTAGTAGTTGCTATTTTCTCTTTTTAGAGCAATATATAGTAATGACCGTTAAACGGAATATCGCACGAAAGGAAACGAAAAACAATGGCAAAAACAGAGCCGGGAAGCAAAGATTTACTGAACCCCGCAGAAACTATTGCTTTATTTGAACTGAGCAGCAGAAAGTTCTATGCTCTCATCAGAAGTAATGTAAAGCTGGACTTCATTGCGTTTTATGGCGGACGCAGACTAGTTATTCGCGTATTATTTGAGAAGTACCTTGACGAGCACGCCGAAATAAGGAGGAGCAGAACATGGCAACACAGAGAAAAATAAGGCGCGATTCAAAACACCGCCTGCTTCGCGCGGGAGAGTCGATACGCGCCGATGGAAAGTATCAGTTTAAGTACTACATAGGCGACAAGGCAAAATTCGTTTACAGCTGGCGGCTTGAACCCACGGATAAACTTCCGGCAGGAAAGAAAGCTACGCCATCACTCCGCGAACTTGAAAAGCAGATAGGGCGCGATATTGAATCGCAGCTTGACCCGCAAAAACTTAATCTCACAGTCGTTGAGATCACCAAGCGTTATCTCTCCACCAAAACGGGTTCCAGACCCAGCACAGTGGCAAACTACAATTTCGTTATGAATATTCTCAAAAACGAGGAATTCGGCGCAAAAAAGATTTCGCACATCAAAACCTCAGACGCTAAGCTGTTTCTGATAAAACTTCAGAAGGACGGCAGAGGATACAGCACGGTAAAAACAGTCAGGGGAATTCTGCGACCTGCGTTCCAGATGGCGGTCGATGATGATATTCTGAACAAGAACCCGTTCGGATTTCAGCTTGCGGGTGTCGTGGTCAACGACAGCGTTACAAGAGAAGCCATCAGTCGCGAGGATATGCGGCGGTTTCTTAAATTCGTGCATGACGACAATTGCTACTGCAAATATTACGAAGCAATATACATACTATTTCACACCGGACTGCGCATTTCAGAATTCTGCGGGCTTACACTTAAAGATATAGATTTACAGAAAAAAGTGCTGAATATCGACCATCAATTGCAGCGAACTTCGGACAGCACTTACCATATTGAGCCTACCAAGACCAAAGCTGGTACAAGACAGCTGCCGCTCACCGATGATGTTGTCGGGTGCTTCCGTGCCATAATTGAGGACAGAGAACCTCAAAAACGCGAACGAATAATAGATGGGTACGCAGGATTTCTGTACTACGACAAAAATGGAATGCCGCTGGTTGCAATGCACTGGGAACACCGATTAAAGCACATGGTGAATCGGTACAACGAGATTTACCGCCTGCAAATGCCGAGTATCACTCCGCACGTCTGCCGCCACACCTATTGCAGCAATATGGCGAGATCCGGCATGAACCCGAAAACGCTGCAATACCTTATGGGACACAGCGACATCGGTGTTACT